ATGAACCTCAAAGTAACGATACTGCCAGCCAAGGCTCTTGCGGACGGAACTCACCGCGTCAGAATAGCGATGTCCCACCGAGGAACAACGCGCTATTTTCTGACTCGGTTTGTTGTTCCCTCTCCAAAGAACGTGACAAATGGGAATGTTGTTGGAATACCAAATGCCAACTACATGAACCAAAAGTTACTCCAGAGAATGACCGACATCTATAAGGCTTATGACGAAATGGAAGATACCGACTACCTCTCCTGCTCCCAACTCCTAAGTCAGATCGAGACAAAGATTAAAGGTGGTGAACCCAAAACACTTTATGCTATTATTGATGAATTTGTCACGAATAAAGAGAAAGGTGTGTCGTCTGGCACTATGAGAATAGTATCGTTTGCTGTTCGTGAAATAAAGCGCTTCTTCGATGATGCTTTCTTCCTTAAAAATCTCGACTCAAAGACCCTCTATGCTTTCAGAGACTTCATGACAAAGGACGGTCAGAACGCATCGACCCAAAGTATATACTTCCAAGTCCTGCGTGAGATTATCAACTATGCTGTACGGCATAAGTATGTTGAATATGAGGTTTACCCCTTTGCTGATTTCGAGGAACCAAAATCACTATCCCGAAACATTGCTGTCAGTGTTGAAGAGTTGCGCACCATAAGAGACAAGGTGTTTACTGGTAAATTTGCCAAACAGTTGGCTTATGTACGTGACCTCTTCATGCTATCTTTCTACCTTTGTGGCATGAACCTTATAGATATGCTTCGCATGGACTACTCGGGCGACTATCTCCATTTCTTACGACATAAGACAATGAACCGCAGGCCCGATGAACTTGCTACAGAGTTTACAATCCAGCCGGAAGCGAGAGCCATTCTTGATAGAATTTATAAGGACGGCAAGTTTGTTTTCAATGACAAGTCCAAAACTTTCGTCGGCTACAGCGCTATGCTTAACAGGTATATGCCTATGGTTGCTGAACAATGCGGTATCAAGAGACGCTTGATTTATTACTCTGCAAGAAAGACGTTCGCCCAAATGGCTAATGAACTGATGATAAAAGACAGTATCATCGAGTTCTGTATTGGTGATGCGGTCACAACTAACCGTAAAGTGATAGGAGCCTACATGAGAGTAAACAAGCGTATGGCTGATGCCGCCATACGCAAGGTACTCGATGCCGCTGCCTCGACAAAAAGCATGGACGCGATTGTTGAGGAAACAGGAATTTAGCTGTCCGTTCTGTCTGGTAGCAAATCTTCAATGTAGGCCCACTTCTTAAATGTGCCTTTATGGTCTACCTCCAGCAGCCCACGGTCGGTTACCATTGTGACACCACCTTCCATGATACCACGGCCTTTAGGCGACATGGTGGTAGCCAATACTGCCTTACCTTTGTCTGGCAGTTCTCTCGATACATCATGCCACACGTTATTACGATACCAGTCTGCGCCCTCCCTGATGAAGTATGACACATCACCAACACAAGGTTCTGCGTTGTTCTCTATGTAGTCTTGCTTACACTCTTCAGCCTCTTTATCCAAGGCTTGTCTCATCTGTTCAGTCATCTTATTCGCCAGTTAATCATCTAAAGGGTTTTCGCAACCATCAAACAACCACGCTATTGTAGCTTTGACACCCTGCTCATAGGTCATGCCGGGGAATTTTGAAATATCTTTGTTCTCGTATTCCACACATTGGTCGTAGAGAGCATAGATTTCATCTTCTGTTTTATTCGTATTCATACTGATTCCTTCTTTTGCTTTCTGTTAATTTTCGTTTGTTCATTATTCGCATTTTCAAGAGGTGTTACCCAGCGCAAGTTTTCTGCCCTGTTGTCATGCCTTATGGTGTTAATATGGTCAACGTACAACCCTTGGCGATAACCCTCTTCACCATGAAAGGCGATGCACACAAGCCGATGTACTGGAACTGAAGCTCTCCCAAAGCCTCGGTTAAGCCATACATAGACGTAACCACTTTTTTGCTTGTACTGCTTTATCACAAGGCCGTCACGCTTGCGCACCACCTCACCCTCGTTGTTCACAGCATAGTCTGGGTAATATATGCAGTCGCGCCATTCGGTCAAGGCTTTCCCTCCTTTTCTTTTTCGTGAGCTTTCAGCCCTGCTTCAATCTCTGCATCAAGTTGAGCCTGCGTCATTTCAATTCTGATTTTCACAGTGCCATTCTTGTACTTACGGATAACTATACCACGCGGTTTCTTTACTGCTACAAATTCGAGCTGGCCACCAGCCGACATCTGTGCAACTTCATCCGAGAAGTCCTCTCCTGGCTTGACAATTCTTTCTTCCATACTCTCTATTCTTTTGGTTCTGTCCTATCATTGAGAGCGTCGTACTGGCTCTTTGTGAGTTTCACAATGGAAACAATAAAAAGCGAGCCTTCCTTGTACTTCTGCCCTTTTTGTTCGCAGTTGTCTTTTGCCACTTTTATTAGATACCCCATTGTTGGTATGCCACCCTTGCTGTCTTGTGTTTCTGAACTACAGAACACTGCTAATGTAGCTGTTGCGTTCTCGCCTTTCTCGTTCTCGTAACCGTAGAACACTGAAATGTAATGATACTGTTTCTTTGCCATAATTATTGTTTTATTGGTTAAAATATTTGACTTCTGCACCATTCTTGATACGAGCCTGCAGACGACTCTTGTACTCTTCTTCGGTATCGCTCTCATTCGGACAGGTATAATCATAAGGTGAATACCTCTCCATCTGGTCGCTGATACTGGCGATCTCACTGCGCTTGCGCTGACCATAGGCAGCAACATGAACGGTGCCGCCCTCATCCCATTCTTCCGTAAAGAACCACTTATATCTTCTGCTCATAGTCTCTGCTAATTTGAAAGCGTTTCTATCTCAACCCCAGTGAAATCGCCATCGTCTAAGACAATCTCGCTGTTCTTATACATGGCTCTCACCTTATCCTCTGCTTCGTCTTGGCTGTTCGCCTCGATCTCCACCACCCTCTTTAGGGTCTCTACTATCTCTACTTGATACTTCTCCATAATATTGACGTTTTATAAATCCAACTTGTAGCCATAATCTTCTAAGGCGGTCTGTACTTCTTTCGGCAACTCGAAGCAGCCATCGTAGCCCTCGACGGTATTCCCATCAAGTTCGTAACCACCACTCATGTAGGATTCCTCGTCATCTTCATCACTCTGGAACTCCCACGACTCATCTTCCGGCCATATACACACCCAAGCACCATTGTCAAACTTAAAGTTGTGGCCACCATGATTTATTTGTCTCTCAATAATCTGCATTGCTCTATCTCTTTTAGTTGTTTTATTGTTTTCGGTTTTCTGTTTGTGCATGTCCTCATCCCTGCTATGAAAGCGAGTACAGGGAAGAGCAATCCGTGCTTGCAGTCTCGCCCCCACTCATCGGCAAACGTACAGCCCTCACAATCGAAGTGTATCTGAATATCGTATGCTGCCATAACCTTACTTTCTTCCGTTCAACAGGCCAGCAAACCAGTCGAAACGCTCTTGGAAAGCCTGTCTCTCGCCCTGCAGACGAGCTATTGCCAACTCCGTCTTGTTTACATCTTCAAGGTTCCTGGCGCACATTTCAGCACCGTCCACCAGTACATTGATACGTCTGTTGTAGTCTGCCAATACTCTCTTGAAGCCCTTAATACTTGGCACTCCACCCTTGGCAAATGCCTTGTCGAGCTTATCTACTGCGCTTTCGTATGCAGCTTGTTTTGTTGTCTCGGTATTCATAACTGACTCCTTTCTGTTAGTACATCTTTTGAACCATTATCTTATTACCCCAATCGTTGACGTAGGTAAAGCACTTGTCTGACGGCTCGCAGGCCAGTGTTACTTTCTCTCTCTTCGCCTCATAGAAAGCGTCTGCAAGCTCCTTGGTCTTGAAGTTCTTTCTTGCGCGTGTCATAAAGCGAGTATTGAAAATGATGATTGTTACCATATCTCTGCCCTCCGTATTAAAGTTTTACTTCCTCAAAGCCGTAGTCATCAACATAGTAATACTTGCCATCCATCTTAATCACGTCCGAGACTGAAAGACTGTGGCCCTTGTAACCTTCCGGCTTCTTGCCGATGTTGAGCGTGGTGAAGATGTTGTCGAGCGTTCCGTCCGTCGTGCCGTTCTCTTCGATGTCACCCTCGTACACCTTATTATAGATGTCGATTGAAAGCTGATCACGCAGACCCATTCTTTCGAGAAGTTCTAAACCACTGAACTTGATGTAACGTGCATTGGCTGCATCGTCCTTAATCTGGAATACTGAAAAGTGTTTCATAATGCTAAGTTTTGAATTTGGTACTTGTCTTATTTGCTATTTCAAAGGTACAAAGAAATTATCAAATACACAAATTTTTGACCAAGTTTTTTCAGGAAAACTACAAAAAAGTTTGAGGCCGGAGCCCCAAACTCATTTATCGACGATACCCTGCAGCTCGGATAAGATGTCATCAAGGCTGCTAATCGAGTTTTCCAGTTCGTCCACATTCTCACTCATAGTTTGACCACGTTCACTTTCCTGTAAACTCTCTGGCATACAGTCAAGCATTTCCTGCTCTTCGTCTCTGACTTTCTCCAGTTCGGATTTCTGTTCTTCCAGCTTGCTGATGATTTCCTCAAGCCACTTTCTTCTTGCCTTGTTCATAGTCGTTCTTTCTTAATTCCACGCTGTTTGTATTCTCTGCTCCATCCAACTGATGAGTGCAGCACCATTCTTTAAGGCTTTTGCTGGAACCTTTACCTTTCGACTATTCTTTCCAGTGATACGCACTTTGTCATCAAAGAAGTACAATTCGACAACCTCTTTTTGAGCAAGTCGCTTGATGCGATTGCACTCTGACATCATACTACCGTTACCCTCTATGAGTGGGGCAACAACTGAATTTAGCTTAATTATTAGACTCTCCATATTCTTTTTCTAATTGTTTGGCGAACTTATCTGCTCTCTCTCTTTGGTCTTTGCTGAACCATAAGCCAGGCCATTCATTCTGATTACCCAAGGGTAGAAGAATTTACCGCCCTCGTTAGTCACTGCGATTTTCGGCATTTCCATAATCTTATAGTTTGGGGGTGGTGGTTGGCCACCCCATGACCTTTTTATGCTGCTTTCAGATACTTACGGATTTCCCAAAGCATGGTACTCATCCTCTTATACAAATAGTGTTGAGCATCGCTGTTGTACTCTTTCAGCTCCAAACCAGCCTCTTCGATGGCTTTTTCCTCACGCTGATTGAGAGCAGTGTGGGCCAGTGTGCGCTCTTTCCATGAATAATCTTTCCAGCCATACTTGCCGATTATTTTCCAAAGGCGCTCACGCAGATTCTCTTCCTTGGCTTTCGCCTTTGCTTCCTCTTTCGCTTGCTTAACTCTGGTCTTGTTCATTTGCACCCAGAGCGCAGCAAACTCTTCCTTGCACAAATCGCTATTCATATACACTGCGTTGATGTGCTCGAACTCTGCAGGACTTACGTTCATCTGCACCAGTTTCTCAAATTCTGACTGTAACATAATCTCTAAGTTTTGAAAGGTTTGACTTATCTTATTTGCTACTTCAAAGGTAAGCATAATTTATCAAATATGCAAGTTTTTGACCAAGAAAGTTTGTGAAAAAATAAATGTTTTCACCTCAAAAAGCCCACCGCCACAAGGACGGTGAGCCAAGCAAACAATTCAAAACTTGATTAGCAAATATGTATATGTCGTATAATGTTTATTCCTCTTTGATGTTCAGCAGACGTTGCTCTACTATCTTGGTAGCCAGTGCAACAATCTTCTGTATTTGGGTAGGGCTGTAGATGCTTTTACTCTCGCCCAGCGTGGTTATGAGGTCAACCAGTACCTTTTTAAGTGCATGATGCGAAGCCATATCAAGAAGAAACTCCACATCGGAATGACGGTCAGAAAGGACGTGAACCAGTAGCCGATGCTCGAAAGACGCATAGCCACATTCGTCTGCTTCCTTATTCAGTTGCCTGTAAGATAGTCTTGCCATACCGTATTATATATAAGGTGGGAGGCAAAGGTCTTGGCTCTGCCTCCCGACCTTGATAGTTATGCCTCGGTTACTTCCTCGGCTTCTGCGAACTCCCCTTCTTCATCGGGAGCCTCTGACACCTCGACATTCTGCTCTTCTACTGGCTCCTTGCCGTTGAGGGTATCAATCTCGTTCTGTATCTTGGTACGCTGTCCGTCATACTTTTTGGCCGTTGTGTCCTCAATCTCCTTAGTAGTCGAAGCAAAGGACTCGGACATCAGTGCTGCAAGTAAGCCTTGCAGGTCGTGGCTGAAGCATACGCTCTTCTCGCCCAGCATGGACTTGATAAACTCACGCTTGATCGCATTGCGGTTGGCTTCGATAATCTCTGCAGACTTCTCGAACCAGTCCTCTGTGTTCTGCCACTCCAAGCCGATAGACTTCTTGAAGTCGTGTGACAGCCGCTTGATGATGCAGGCATGGAAGATGCGTTGCTCTTCTCCAGAAAGTGTGCCGTTCTGCTTTGAGTATTCGGACATGGCCAGTGCTTCACGCTTCTTCTCGACAAGCTCTTCTTGCTCTCGCTCTTCTGTCTTGAGTAAAGCGTCCTTGAGCTTGGTAATCTGTTCGCCCTTGGTGTCACTGTCAGCCACCTTTGTCTTACCCTCTTCCTCAGCTGGCATAGAGTAGGCATATTTGAACTGTCCGCTAAGATTGCCATGGAAGCAGACTTCATAGACTTTCTGCACATTGCCATCCGCAATGTTGCTGTCGAAAATTGCCTTAACGTGGCGGTAAGTCTGCATACGCTTCTCATAGCACTCTTCATCGGAGAATGAAGCCTTGTCTGGCTCTTTGGGAAGCTGGAGATAACTACGGTTGGTCATATCAACCAACTCCAGGCCGTACTCCTTTGCTGCCTTGACAATCTCATCGTCAATACCTCCTTGATACGTTATTGGAATGTCGAGCGATTTTGCCGTGCGGAAAATGAACTCCTGCGACTTCTGACGGAAACACTTGGCATCCATGCAACGGGGCCGTGCGGCATCCTTGTAGCTGTCTGGCTTGTTCTTCGTGTTGAACGGACAGCCCTCGCAATCCTTACCACAGGAGAATGAGCCGTCGGTGGTAGAGAAAATGGCCGTGTCGAGATAGTTCATTACATGCTCATCAATCATTTCATGGAGAATGTCGAGCTTCAAAATCTTCTGTGACCATCTGGATATGCTGGCTTCGTTGAAGCAATCACGAAAGAGAATTTCTTGCTGCTCCTTGGTGAGCTTACAAATCTCCAACAGGTGTACGAGATACAGGGTGCCGTTACGCATCAACTGCTCGAACTCTGGGATGATGCTGTTCAACTGAATACGACTGGTTACGAAGCTCGATGATTTACCCAGCAACTTTGCAATCTCGGCAATCTTCATGGTTCCCTCGCTGTAGAGCTTATGGAAAGCTGCCGCCTCTTCCATCGGGTCTACATCTTTGCGCTGTAGGTTCTCAATAATCATAGCAGCAAAAGCCTGCTTGTCGTCGAGTTCCTTAACAACACACTGGATTTCTTCAAGTCCTGCTATGGTCGTGGCGCGATAACGACGCTCTCCACAGACGATTTCAAACTTGTGCTCACTACCTTTCGGCATCTTACGCACGGTGATGGGCTGGATAAGGCCATTGGCCTTGATGTTCTCGGCCAATTCGTTCAGAGATTCTTGGTCGAATGACTTACGAGGGTTGAGCTTACTCGGACAGATGTCTGTCAAAGGAATGTTTCTTACTTGCATAGGAATTTTGTTTTGAATTGTGAATAAATTGGTTAATGCTATTGCTGGCTATTAGTCGGCCCAAGCCATTTCTACTTTCGGCTGCTTTCTCCAGCTATTGAATACATAATCATTGATGAAGTTCTCGTAACTGAAAGTCTTGCTCTCTCCGAACTCGGTTTCATAATCAATGTCGCCATCTTCAAAGAGCGTCGGCATGATAAGCCCTTTCATCTGGTCGCTCTCCACAGTCACGGCATGAGACTTGTCAATACTAAAGAACTTGATGTTATGAGGGTCGCCTACAACAGTCAGTGTGCAAAGCAAACGATGCAGGGTACGGATATTCAGACCTACATTGTTGATGACAACCTTGTCATGCTCACTTGCCGACATCTGACGTATATGGTAGTTGCAAGCGTTCTTCAACTGCACAAAGTCAACGACAAACGACTCTCCTTGATTTTCCTTACTCGGCATGACGCTATCAACATTTGGATAACGGCCCTCAATCTCCTGGCCATCAAGGCTGATTGTCTTGCCCTCTAATTTCGCACTGCCCTCCTTGAAGATGACCAGTATGTGGCCGTCTGAAGCGTAGCAACGCTCTTTCTCAAAGTGGACTCCACCCATGATAGGACGCATTTCGTCCTTTGAGCAGATGTTCTGAAACATCGACTTGATTACTTTCTTGTTCATTGTCTTTATAATTTTGGTTTAACAATATGCTAATGCCATTCTGCGGCACTCTGCTTCCTCTCTCTCCTGCTTCTCGCACTGGCGGTAGAAGTCGTAGTTTGCGATGTAACTGATGCAACTATCGTAGAGCATGTAAGTCTTACGGTATTCCTCTCTCGCTTTCTCCAGAGCATCGAAATTGGTTTTTGTCTGCTCTTCTTGGAAATCGACCTCACAGCCCTGCAGAGTCAGCTCTGCTTCGTTGACTTGTGCTTTCAGCAATTCAGCTTGCTTCTTGATGTTGTTCAAAGATTTCATAATCACTAAGTTTTGAATTTGGTACTTGTCTTATTTGCTATTTCAAAGGTACAAAGAAATTATCAAATACACAAATTTTTGACCAAGTTTTTTATCAAATATTCAAACTTTTTTTCGCTGATAGTCAGTCTTTTGTACTCTCCTTGAACTTGACGTTTTGCTCGACTGCTACCTTGAAGTTCTTTAGCAATGTTAGCAGTCCGTACTGGAGTTCTTTGTCTTTCCCCACTATATCACATAGCTTTTTTACATGAGGGAAAAAGTCTGGATCGCATCTACAGGCACACTTGTATGAGGAACTGAATAGGCGGTACAGTTCCTCATACTCGTTATTCTCCTTGGCCATTGAGCCTAAGTAGCGTATCTCTGCCATTGTCAAGCGGTCAGTAGGTCGTAGGCCAACTGTACTTTCTTGGCTGCGTTGCCCTGCATTAGACTGTCGAACTTACTTTCTTCGCTGCGGAAGCTGGCCTCATTCTGATAGTAGGTAGTGATGCCGTTGATGAGCCACATGCCAGTACCACGCTCTCCATACTCCTGGCCAATACCTGTCTCAACAGACTGCTTGACCTTATCGACAAGGTTCTTGCCAATAGTCGTAATATCTTCGTGGTGGACGTTACCTGTGGCCTTGTAAACCTCAAGGTTCTTCTCTGACAACAGCACCTCGGCTAATATTTCATCAAGCCACTTCTCCGAAACCTTGATATTCTGCAGGTGTGCAAAACGCTGCTCCATCGACTTCTTGTAAGTCTCGTACATGTTGAGCGTCTTGTAAGCAAACTCTGCGTTTTCCTTACGTGTCAGATCGAGACGGTTCATGATACCCGACGAATGGCGAAGCGACATTTTGCCTACATTGTGCGTCATGGCGAAGTTGAGCGTGTTGTTGCAGACTACTCGGGTGGGAGTAACAAGGCAGTTCACGGCTCCTGTGCCGTCATGCGAGGTGGTGAATACCACATACATTTCCACTCGGTCATCAGTCTTGTTGTCGAGAATGATGTCCTCTGGGAACTTGGCGGTGATGAATACTCGCTCACCCTGCCCAAGCACTCCTGCAGTCTCGATAATTGGTGTGTGACTGTCACCAAGCTCTCCGGAGCATAGCGTGTCAATGAACTTGAAAGCGTCTGCATTCTGTACTACACCGTAGGCATCTGAAACTACACCAAGAGCAATCTCCTTATCCATACGCATTGTGGCCTTACGGTTCTTGACCACCAGCGAGAGCAACAGGTCTGGGTCAATCTTCTCGCCTGTTTCCATCGCCTTTAAGATGTCAGGCGACAAAGCCACTACTGGCTGTAACTGCACCGTGTAATCAGCGTGTGACAACTCCAGTGCCTCTTTAACGGTCATAGGGCCGTCAAACACCTGTCCGAGTCCGTGCCATGCACGTTCTTTACGTCCGTTCTCTACATAGCTGGCTACTCCAGCATTTACTTCAAGGTTGTGTGCCATAATATGAATTGTTTTTGTGGTTGGCTGGTTAGACCCACCGTTACCTTTAAGAATTATAAGATTTCTCCCATGATAATTTCATTGCCTCATACTGCCTTTCACCTTCCCAAAGCTCATCGCCTGTCTCTTCACCAATCCAATCCCAGGACTCGGGCAATTCGCCATAGACCGACAGATTATAGAGATTGTCCGCGAAGCGGTGAACCTCTACGATTACCTTATGGCCTTGCAATTCGGCCATATTTTTCAACATCTGGTCAAGTGAAATACACTCAAGACCCACATAGTGAACTTTTTTCATTTTTTTCTAAGTTTTGATAGGTTTGACTTATCTTATTTGCTACTCCAAAGGTAAGCATAATTTATCAAATATGCAAACTTTTTGGCGGAAATTTTATCAAATAAGCAAAGTTTTTTTGACGTGCGCCCATAAAAATAGCACCCCTTCTTAGAGTGCTATTTCGGAATGTAACCCTTACGCGGTTTTCTCGGCTTGTGCATACCATACAGACCTCGCAGACGTTTCCACCAGTATTCAGTAAATGGGGCGCGTGAGCGTAACGACACCTGTATTCCTCTGTGCGTCCACCAAGAGACGATTGTCACCCCTTGGTGACAGTACACCCAAACACCAAATCTGGCCTTCATGGTCGGCTTCTTGCGCCTTATGTATTCGCTGACAAACACGGCAGGACTTCGATATTCAATTCTTTCATTTGAGATACCACATTGCGACGCACGGCTTTCAACATTTCGTCCGTTGCTTCCTCACAGGCAAGCATGGCCTTGTAGTTCTCGGTATTCTTCTGCCTACGAAAAGCGGATTGCTTCTTTCGGCAGTCTCGCATCTGTTCAATAAGACAGAGCAGGGTAATGCCATTCTCTTTTGTTGTCATAGGTAGATACTTTTTGAAATAAAAGCCCCTCACCCGTCTGCTTTGGGCGAGGGGAAGTAACTTTCGGAAGTTGGCTAACTTTATTAGCGTCGTTGTCGATACTTGGTGAATACCCAATAGGCGAGTACCGCCATTAGGATGCAGAAAGCCAGTCCAAACAATAGCCACGACAAATAGGCCACCTGCTTGGTTTCAGATGTGGACGTGTCTTTCTTCGTTTCACTTCTGTTCTCACTCGCGGCAGACTCTTCCGTTTTTGCAGAATTTTTTATAGTAGCCGAGTTCTTTTGCCGACCCTCGGTATTGCTCTTATCTTCAGAACCTTTGTCGGATCGCTTACCATGACGCGTCAGACTGGTAACTCGCTCCTTGCGGAGTACTGGCGACACCCCATTGCTGTCTGTACGGCTCGTATCGAACCATGTCGTCTCACGGATAACTACGGTTTCGGAGCTGTCGTTTGTCTGTTCATGCAATGTCGTCTGACTGACGGACGAAGATTCTGTGGAAGTGTTGACCTCTCCCTGCAAGTCGGTCGTAGTGGAAGAAGCCACAACGGACTGCTGTTTGACATCTTGCTTCACGGCTCTCTTGTAGCTTGCACATGATGATAGCAACAAGAGACAAAGTAACAATTTTCCTACTCTCATTTGATTACCTTTTTGGCACGTACTAAATACTGATAACGCTGCTTGAAGCCATTGTAACCACCATTTACACGCTTGGTCACAGCACGAATGTCATCCTTGTCGGCAAGGGCAAGGCATCCGCTCGTCTTGAAGAACCAGCAGGCGGTCATCACGGCATAATAAGGAGTAGCAACGACTTCTGGGTGTTCCAACACATCGGCTTCACCTTCAAAATTCGCTTTCAGATACTCATTGAAACGTCTGTAATTGTTCGCGCCTGTGAGCTGAATAAGCCCACGGCCTTTGTATTTCTGCCCATCACCGTCTGCCTCTGGAGTGTTACCAAGAGCAACAGCCAACCTACCCGTATCGTAAGCCTTGCCGCTTGCAATCTCCTGGCTATAACGAAACTCTCCGCTTTCATGTGCTACTTGGGCTATAAAGTGGCACACTCGTAAACGTCCGTCAATACCGAACTTCGGCATTAACTCGTTGAGCAGCGGAAGATACTTGTCTAAGTTCTTCGATAGGGCATAGGGCATGATTGATTTCAGTTGCTGTTTTGTAAGTTCCATAGTTGGTGATGTTTTAAGTTTCAGTCTTTCGGATAGCTAAGATTTGCTTCCGTAATATTGTTCAGCAGCTCCAGATACTCTCTCGCATCGACTTTCGCCAAAGATAAGCTGTGGTAGGAGTAATTGCCGCACTCCTTTTTAGTTGCGCCAAGCACTTCTCCCTCGTAACCTATGACATAAGTCATCAGTCTTTGAAGCGTATGAACAAGTTGATGGCTTTCCCAATCTCCACTAAGTATTAGGCTAAAGCCTGTCAAACAACCCATTGGCCCGAAATAAACTACACGCTCTCCAAGCGATTCCTCATTCCGCAGAAATGTTGCGCCAAGATGTTCTAACGTGTGTGCGGCTTCTGGGTTTATCATAGAGTAATTCGGCTTTTTCATCCGAATATCAATGGTCGTAATAGTGTCACCGTTTGGAGTGACATACTTTCTCGCAACATAGATGCCAGGCAGCATCTTTGTGTGGTCGGTCTTGAAACTTTGAATTTTCTCCATGACGATATTGGTTTAATGATATAGCAGTCAAAGACTCTACTCTTTGAGAGGTTCATTGAAGCCCTTAAATGCAGGGTTCTCGTCTGTCACCTCTCCAGTGACCGCATCGACGTATATCTGCTCTTTTAGGTTTCCGAAAATGTATTGAGCGTTAGCTTGGACGGGGCCTACCTGTTTTCGTAATACGCAATGTCTGGAATGTGGTTTCTTGTAATTGGCCTGCATCATCTTCTCGTATGCTTGTCTGAATGTAATTGTGATGGACTCTTTACTCATATCTTGGTCCTCAATCCACAACCCATGAGCAACGGCAATACTATCTTTCCCATTATCGCTGTGAGTACACATAATAGCATAAGCATCGCCACCACTTTCAAAAATCTCAACGACATAGAAGATGTTTGACACTCCCTCGATAGTTCCGTCTTGACAGTCAGCGTCCAAAAAGTCCTTCATCAAAACGCAAGTCTCATACCATCGGTAATCATTAGCGTAGTTGATGAACACATACTCTTTGTCAGTGCTGATTGTGTTTTCCACTACGAGAGCGTCAAACGTGTTCACTTTCTGCTCCTGTTTGTTTTTCTTGGGGTCACAGGAGGTAAGCCCCATTGTGATGCTGAACACAAGCAGCATACACATCATGATTGCTTTCTTCATTGTTTTTTTTGTTTTTTGATGTTTACGATTTTTATTTGATATTGACTGCTATATCATTTGTCAGCGAAGTAGGCAGATATGCGTTCTACAGCATCGAGAGCTTCCCATGTAAAGAGAGCCACGTTATATGAAACACCCTCAATAACTTTCGTTACGCAGGTCTGCTCTCTTCCCACATGGCCATAAGCTGCCGTCTCTTGATACATTGGCTGTCGTAATGACAACTGGCACTCTATGGCTTTCGGACGTAGGTCGAACAAGTTCTTTATGGCCACCGCAATCTCTGCATCAGTCTGATCGACTTGAGCGGTGCCAAAAGTCTGTACGTTTACGCTTACAGGCTCGGCTATTCCAATAGCGTAGCTTAACTGAACAAGCATTTCCTTTGCCACTCCTGCAGCAACCATATTCTTTGCAATGTAACGAGCCATGTATGCTGCCGAACGGTCAACCTTTGAACAGTCCTTTCCGCTAAAAGCACCGCCTCCATGTGCGCCCTTACCTCCGTAGGTATCAACGATTATCTTTCGGCCTGTCAATCCTGTATCACCATGAGGGCCACCAATCACGAATTTTCCTGTAGGATTGACAAGTATCTTGGTGTTCTCATCAAACAAAGCAAGTATCTCGTCGCTACTGATACGCTCCTTGACCCTTGGCAGCAGATAGTTCTCGATGTCATAAGCAATGATGTCGTGCATCCTTTCGTCTGCTTCGTCTGGAAGATTGCAAGTGTCGGGTGTAACGAACTCGTCATGCTGGGTACTGACAACTATCGTGTCGATATGCACAGCGTTTCCATCCTCATCATATTCTACAGTCACCTGACTCTTGCTGTCTGGTCGTAGATAGAGCATGGCTTCACGCTTCTTTCTCACAATGGCAAGCTCTTTAACGATAAGATTTGCAAGATAGATTGGCAACGGCATGTAGGTCTCGGTCTCACCTGTAGCATAACCGAACATCATCCCTTGGTCACCCGCACCTTGGTTCATCGGCTCGATACGCTCAACACCTCTGCGAATATCTGCGCTCTGTTCATGCAGCAGATTGATGACCCCACAGCTCTCTCCGTCGAACTTCAACTCTGGGCGGTCGTAGCCAATGCGTTTGATTGTCTCTCGGACTACTGACTGAACATCGACCTTGGCTCTCGAATGGATTTCTCCTGCTACAATCGCTTGGCCAGTGGTCACTAAAGTCTCACACGCTACCTTTGAGCTTGGGTCTTTGGCAAAGTAAGCATCAAGGATAGCGTCTGATATTTGGTCAGCCACCTTGTCGGGGTGGCCTTCTGAAACTGCTTCTGATGTAAATAAACTATGTTTTGGGTTCATTTTATTCTTTTTCTTCTGGTTTTGTAATCTCTTCTTTTAGGTCGCTTAGGTCAACGTCCCAATGGCGCTCTGTCTTGTCAATCATAATCTTTTGGAGTATGCGCCAAAAACGGCTTTCTTTGTCGGTCTCTCGACATGAACTCTCGTTCTCCAACATTGACCACACTTGTTCAAATGCAATAACTCCGGCCACAATGTAGCTCAACGGTATTGAGACGTGAACGAATATCCAGTGTTCCACGATATAAGCAAGAATGATAAGCCACAGACGCTTCGGAATGGTCTGCCTTATTACCTTACCGAAAGCAAAGCTGGTGAAGTGGGCTTGGTCTCTCTTTACCTTGTCTGGGTATCGCTTGTGTACTCTCTTGTCTAACTGATATGCAGTCCACGCATCACTGACAATCAAGATTATCACCACAATCATCAATGGGAACGTCGGTTCAAACTCTCCCACAAACCAACCAAAGATACCGCCTATTGCAGTCCAAATGACTTTCCAGTTCACTAAATTTTCCATATTCTTTTTCGACAAAGTTAGTCATATTCTATGATGCTTTGCCGTAGGCAATGAAAATTATTAGTGAACTGGAAAGTGCAAAGTTTTACTGATGGCGGCCACGTTTTTCCTCTTCACGATACATGGCACAAATATCGTCAGTGTGCAACAGGTCGCTCATCAGTTTGCGTATTGTCGGTTTGCTCGTTTCTTATCTCTCCAGTTCCTGTATGGCCGATACCACCTCCGCGGTCGTAGCCGTCAAGTTCCTCGGCTTCAGCAAACCTCTTCACATGAAGCACTCTGTAGAATGTCAGCTGCGCTATTCGGGTGCCTGCTGGTATTGTGAAAGCAACATCGTTGTTTTTCAGAATAACATTCACACAATCTTTGTAGCCTGGGTCAATCTTGCCGACCAACACATCTGCGTCGAAACGGAGCTTTCCGCTCTCGGTAATGCGCCAAGGCAACCAGCCCCACTTCAGTACCCATTTCTTTCGACTGCCAAGGCCCTCCATTCCCTTTGCCGAAAAGCCACTGCGAGGCTCAATCTTTCCCTCGATGCCTCTTGGTAGTTCAATGGCAAAGTTCAGTGGAACAAGCACACGGCTCTTTGCTGGAACACTCACACACTCGGGTACATACAAATCGTACCCGATACTGTCTTTCTTCGCAACTTCTGGCTTCTTGAATTTTCCCAAAGCCTTGATGCGAATAAACCGCAAACGGTCAACTCGCATCAGCTTCTCTTTCTTATCTTTCTTTTCCTTTTCCATCTTCATTCGGCAATCAATTCAAGTGGGAGAAACAGGAAGTCGGCATACAGTTCTGCGAACTGTCTGCCAGCGTATTTCGCTCTTTCGCGGTCGATGAAGGCGAGACGCGCACCGTGGAGCGTATACGAGCACGAAGAAGCGTAGTTCGCGTACGCAAAAACGCAACCGCCATCCGCACTCGCACTGAGGAGCGCACGACCAACCACGCGCCATTTGTCCTCTTCATCCATAGCCTCAATCTCTTCCTTGGTATATAGAGCAAACCAAGGATAGTAGCGATACTCGTCAGTAGTAAACTTTGGGAACTCTGCAAGGGTTGTCTCTGACAGACCATTGATAGCTGCCACAATAACACGAAGCTTCATATAAGCCACAATATCAGCACCCAGCAACGATAATGTCTCATCGCTTAACGGCAAAGTCATGCCTGTAACCGTCATCGCATCCTCAAAAGTACGGATAGCCTCATAGGTCTGACATTCATCAAACGTCTTTTCCTCTGCATTCCAACGCTTGCCAGACTTCGCCAACTCTCGCAAAAGGTTATCCTTCTCTTCTTTTGTTGCCTTTCGGATTGTGTCTGCATTCCAATACTCTTCTTCTTGCTCCAGACTGCCTTCATCGTCAATATGAGCGTAACAAACAATCTTGTCCGCTTCATCGTTGTACCAACTACAGAAGATACCAATAAACGGCTCATCTGTTGTGTCATCCATGAAAGCCACAAAATCACCCTCTCTTGGCTCGTACCTCTCGGTGACTCCGTACTCTTTCATCAGTTCTGCCAGCTTTTCGGAGAACTCTCTTTCCCGATTGTCGGGTACATTCAAAATAACTTTTTTCATAACATTTTGTTAATGGTTATTGATTTCTGTTCCAAAACGCGCTTAACTTTCCAACAATCTCTTTGACCACATCTAAATTGCCATCGCCCCATTCCTTGGCTACTTGGTATGTCAGATTGTATTCCGGCTTAAACTCCCTTTCGCTTACTTCATGGTAAGCCAGTCGGCCCTCGGTGGGTTTCAGCCCTTTTTCATGCAGTTCACACTTGCCATCGTGGAAGAACACGCACCATTCACCCTCTTTCTTGATTTGAACCATTGCGATACTATCAGACGTAAAGCCAATAATCATGCCTGCAATCCACTCTGTATAACAGAGCTTATCGGAATAGCCTGCGTTTATCAGTGCAAGAATGTCTTGAGGTGTTCCCAAGCACGGAGTGTGACACATGTGCTTGCACTGCTCACAATCGCACTGCATCGGCTTTTTGCCTGTTTGCTTCGCAATCTTTCTAAAGACCTCTTCTCTATTCATAGGATGATAATTTCTTCTTCCCCTCGTCTGCTGACATAGGCAAAGATGTCTTTACGTTCTACTTGACGGCTCTTGATGACACGCTGTTTAGAAGCTGCATACCCTTCACACCATTCCTTGTCAAGCGTCCATGACAAGCCTGGGTCGCCACCCTCTTCAATTCCTTCTGGAGTATCATAGTAGGGGTCATAGGCTCGATAGACGGTGATGGGAAATTCCATAGCATCGAGGGCCGCAGCATCTTCAACCGTCATAAACCAGCTTTTGCTTGGCCTGCTTGACTTAAAGAGAGGACGGAACTCTCTACTGTTCTCTGTCTTTCCACTTGCAACCCATACAGTACGCAACAACTCCCAATAGGAGGGATTTGGCAGCAGACAGGCTTTTCGCATGAAGATATTTCTCATCTTCTCTGTGTCGCCCTCTACGTCATACGCATGGATAAGCTGCTTAACAATCTTCTCCACCCTTGCCTGCACCTTTGGAGGGTAAGCTGGGATGCGTCTTGTAAAGTCACTACGCTTGTTGATAGCGAGTGAACTGCTGTCTATACGTTTGGCACTCGGTTCAAGTATCTGCATGACTTGTTAGTATTTCCCGCAAACCTTATCGTAGATAGCATGGCAAAGCTCTATGTCGTAGCTTGCGTCGTGCAACTTCTCGGACTCAATAACTACACCAAGTGCTGCAGCAACGGTGGCCTGCTTGAAGTCCGGCATGGTTGCTCTCTTCTCCGCGAGGGTGGCAGTAGCCAGTACCATACAATCAAAACTGTTACTCCAGAAGTATGAACCGAAATACTTGTTGCCGTTATCCACGAACCACTGACGTAAGAACGGGTTATCGAAATGAGCGTTGTTGTAGCCCACAAGGAAGAACTTGTCAGTCTTGTCATACTTGTTCACATACTTGTCGAGCATGGTCACGAATTTTGCATGGACTTCTCTCATCGTGGGATAAGCCAGCAGTTGCTCTTTCGTAACCTTGCCAACCTCTAAGGCGGCTGCATCATACACAGCATCGTCCTTGGGTCGCACCTTAAAGTCAAAAGTCTCTTTGACTTGACCATTCACGATAATCTTGCCACTAATTTGATGAATACCGTGCTTAACGCTGTCAATTCCTGTCGTTTCAATGTCGAACAATACTAATTTCATAGTCTCTCTTTTTATTGGTGAATAACTTTACTCTTTCTCAGCATCGCTTTCTGCCTCTTTGTCTAACTGCTCCTTAACAGCTTTCGCTTCTTCTAAAGCAGTTTTCTTGATGCAGGTAGAAATGATGTCATGAAGTACAGCCCTCTCGGAACTTGGCAGCTTAGATGTCTTGTTTTGCAACCTCGGCATTTCTAACAGAATGTACTCCTTAGTTAATCGCTTGCTCTTCCAGAGCGTTAGCAATGGATTGGTTCTCATTCTTTTCTTGCTCTGCGCCAATACGTTGAGTTGTCTCTTTAAGCTCTCGACGTAATCTTCCAGCACCTTTGAGAAATGCTTACCATCCAGTTTTAATTTCTTCGTTTCTTCCATAATTTTTATAATTTGAGTTTTCAGTCAATCCACATTTCGATATTTTTTCCTTTTAGTGATGGCCGTTTCTCCATGACTTCCGTGTATATCTGTTTCAGATCGAGACGAAACAAAGGACAATAACGGTGCCTGTGTGTAAACACGAAACGTCCGTCAAGCATTACGTCAACGAAAACGGTCTTTTGCGCTTTATTCTCTCTACAGAATGTAGTAGGCGGGGGTTTTACCCCCCCACTACACTTTTGCATATGTTTCTCATACCTTTTCCTGCTGCTTGCCCTTGGTTACATGTACTGTACCCTCTTTCCAAAGTACGCGGAACAACACATAGGAGAAAGCAACAAAAATGCCGTTCATAAAGATGCTTCCAAAGGGAGCTTTGACACAAATTGCATAGATTACTACTGCAATGCTCAAAACGAGCATGATTGTCGCAAGTGTAAGTGATGCGTAATCACATTCAGACGTGAATTTTACCATAATTTTTTGTTTTGAAGTCGTTTATCTTATTTGCTATGGCAAAGGTAAGCAAAATTTATCAAATACACAAATTTTTTTGAGGGATTTTTTATCAAATTCTTAAAAAGATGAGCCGCATGACCCGTCACAGGCAGCACGGCTCTGGTTATTCACGTTGAAAATATGAGTTACTACGATTCCTTACAAGGTTTCGTCTGTGCGTACTCTAAATAGCCCTTCAGACGGGTGCAATACAGTCCGTTGATGCAGTTCAAAGTCTCTTCGCATCCCCAGCAAGGGTGTTCCTTGCCTTTCAGCTTCATAGCAGGCAGAATATTAGCAAATCTACGATGCAAGTAACCTCCATCCAGAACTTAAAGTGACTTCCTGCGCTCTTGATGAGCCACCACACGCACGGTAGCCATGCCAAAAGCAACAGGGGCGCATTAAGGGCAATCATTATCTGGCTGCAGATTCCGAAAAACAACGCACCGCCAATATGCACCCTCTCGTCACAGTCCTTTCCAAGTGGAGCCGCACCAACGAACAATATTCCGGCCATAGTAAGAAACGCAAGGAACTGTGTTTCGTCACTACAGCGTTCTAACATCTGTGCAATGTTAAGGCCTGCAACGGCCCACATCACCAATGTAAAGATTATCTCATGGGGGAGCTTGAACACCGTCTGCGATATGCTTTCGGGTACTCCATAGGATTTGAGATACCAGCCGAGATATACGGCTATAATTACCAATGAAATCAATGTTGCTATCATACCTGTTCCTCCTTTATTAGTTCTTCATAATTTACTGCATCTTTCTCAAGCCAGCCACTATTGAGCGTCTGATTGACGAAAGCGATGGCCTTTGTGTAGAAGTCCGTGAACTCTTCCATACTCTCAAAAGTATGGTACACTGGCTTGCCTTCGTAGTCCTCACCCAACTTGAACTTGACAGGCAGGGTCGCTCCCTGCGTCTGTACTGCAAGGTCGTAGGCGGCTTTGAAGTTGAACTGGTTTTCAGATGAAAGATAGACGTTCTTTGCATTCCATGAAAAGCCTGTCAAAATCTTCTCGTCTGTCAGAGCGTTCACTGTGTCCTCGATGTCGGTCTTTAGCTCTTCAACCGTTGGCAGGTAGCGATACTTCCTGCGCCAGTTGTAGCCGTTCTCTCCATCCTGGCCATAACCAAAGAATAGTTCATACTTGTTACGGCCTATCTTATATAGACCGTCTTGTCGTGCCGTTGCACCATAGATTTTCTCTAATTTCATAGTCGTAATATTTAAGTGAATATATAACGTACCTTTCCGTTCCCGTAGCTCTCACTCTTGATAGTCGTACCAAACGGTATCTTTTTCATCGAAGATAGCTGCTGCAGGAAATAGAGCTGCTGCTTGTCAGAAGTGAAATACTTGGCAGGCGTTCCGTTGTCGTACTTGAACGACACCAGAGTACGTTTGCCGTTAGCCGTGTCTACGTTCTCTTCGTAGTCCGTAATGATAATGTGCATATTGGTAAGCTGATGCAACTTGATTACATCACCAGCAAACCGTTTCTTACCATCGTCGGCTACATACTGTAGTCCAAAATCTTTGAACTCTTCCATGTCTTTACCTGTTAGCGTTCTGTATAAATGTTTACAATCTCCCCATTTCGCCATGCCCTTGAAAGAACCGACTATTTTCTGTCTGCGCTTGCGGCTCTTTATTCGGGCAAGTTTCCGTGCGGCTTTTTGTTTTGTTCTCTTTCTTAATCTCGAATGATCGCCATAGTCGATATATCCAAGAAAGTCATTCCCCTCTGTCGTTGGCTTAACAGCCTCGCTGGGCTTTATCTCCAGTCCAAGGCTTTCAACCTCTTCGTGAATGATGTCTCGGATATGCCATAGCCACTTCTTTGTTGCACCATACACTCGAATGTCGTCACAGTAGATGTAAAGGTAGCGCACACCCTCTTTCTCCTTTAACCTGTGACCCATTCTTGACAGCAGCATATTACCGAAGCACTGCGATGAACGCAGGCCTATGGAAAGTCCTTTCGGCATGAGCCTAATAAAGCTCTCCAGTATCGGCAGCACCAAGGGGTCTTTGATATATTCCTTAACCAGCGCAAACGTCATGTCTTGGTTCACACTCTCGTAGAACTTTCTTATGTCGCACATATAGAAGTATCTCGTTCCCTCTCGGTCATGGCGCACGTCTGTCCTCATCTTACGGTAGAGCCTGTGCATGCCACGTCCTTTGATGCTTGCTGCAGATGTCTTGATAATGGTCGGGTAGATATATTTCTCCACAACCCTCATCACGGCATTACAACCAATTCTGTCTGTCACGCTGGGCGACTGTATCAACCTACGCTTAGGCCCGTCTTGAACCCAGAACTGTTCATAGCGTGTGATGCGAAAGGTGCCGGAGCCTATCTTGGCGGTCAGCCGTGATATGATACTCTCTCTCTGCGCCTCGTAGTGCTCCCGACGCTCCTTTCCCTCTAAGCCTCCTACCACCTCATCGAAGGCATCATCCATGTTCCGTCTCTCGATGATTTGTGGCATGATATGACCATATCTTTTACTCATAGTGAATATTCCTTCATTCCGCAACCGTTAAGACTTTCAGCCAATTCCTTGTTTACTCACCTATCATAGGTTGCACCCTTAGATTTTTCCGCTTTCCAATCTTTTCCAATTCTTTGCAGGCTGGAAAGATTGCTGTTGCCGAGGCTCGGACTTGTCGGCCATTGTCATTGCCTGTCACGCAAGCATACACCATAGAGCCGATTAACTTGTTTGCGAGACGCGCACCGTTGTTCGTATTCGAGTTCGAAGAAGCGTTGTTCGCGTTCGCATAAACGCAACCGCCATTCGCATTCGCATTGTTGTTCGCACGACCAACCACGCGCCATGAGAAGTCCTCTACCTTTTTTTCGTTCTTCGTTTCGTCGCTTCGCTCCGTTTACGTTCTCGTCTCACGCTCTCACTTTCGGGTGGTCGTTCCTCGTTTCTCGTCATCGGCTCAGCGGCTTTTCGGCTCGTGGGCAGGGGCTTGTTACCCCTGCCCAACGTGCCACGCTCTGCGCTGCTTACAGCAGCTCTGGGTCGATTTCGGCCTCGTTTGCGAATTTTCCGCTGAAGGCGAGACGCGCACCGTAGTACGTATTCGAGGACGAAGAAGCGACGTACGCGCCCGCATAAACGCAACCGCCATTCGCATACGCACTGTGGAGCGCACGACCAACCACGCGCCCACCAGTAGCAGTGTAATAGTGAGCAGCAGCATAACAGGTGTTCCACCTGCTGGAGTCAGAGTTACAACTGCTTGCAATGATGTCGCAATAACGGCCATGCTTCAGGCGAGCAATACAAGTTCCCGAACTGGAGAGACCCTGCACAACACGCTCCGTCTTAGTACGTGGGTCGAAGATGTGCCACTTCGCATCAACCGTTCCAGACTGCGGACGGTGGTTCTTCCTCCAATCAGAGAAATTGCTAATGTTTACACCAACGTAGTCCATGAACTCCCAGTTACAAGCTACCCATGCCTCAAGACCCCAAATCTTATTCATATTGTTGCCGGATGCTGTGTCACGCTTACCACGGCTGTCAAGAGTGCCAGTGGTGTAACCAGCCGTTACACCCATGCCGTACACGGCTTGGTCGTCACGATCGCCACACCAGCAGCGAGACAGGATAGCGATAATCTTGTTCTGCTCATAGCTGACATCATGGAAGCCCTCACCACGCATGTAACAGAGATTGTAGAAGTCCTGTCCTGTGTAGTTGAGATTTGCAGGCGGTGTTGTGTTAAGAAGCTCACCAGTGTCGCTATCATACCTCCAATCTGCAGAAGTAGTCTGTATACCAGTACCTCGCTTTGTCACCTTGCCAGAGAGTGAACGTATCATGCCGTCTCCATCTATGCTTGCTCCGTAAAGAGCAATAAGTTCAGACTCATGTTTCACCCATCCTGGCTCGATTGCCTCAAGCTCGTCGCTGTCAATAGCAAATATCAAATGGTCTGCATCATTTTGCTCACGCAGGAATGTGAAGTACAACCACTTGGCATTTGCAGGTATTGAACGGAAGAGATAGTCGCCATTTACGAATCCGTTGGGGCTTCCCTCTACACTTACTGCCTCAAAGTAATGTTTTTCCAGCACAATACCGTTTGCGTCAACGAAAGCCGTTCCGTAGCTGTTGCTGTTCAAGCCTGGGTAACGTACCTGCTTCATTCCTTCCACATCTATACGATATACGGCAGCACTCGTAAGCCTTGTAAGCATTGTGCTATCATTGAGCGCACTGCCAACGGTGACTCTTGAATAAGCAAGACCGACTTCATCCGCATAGAGCAGTTCAGACAAAACTCCATCCCTCTTCTGCGTCCAAGACTGCGATGGAGCCGTCTTTGTCCGAGCTGAAAGCAGGGTGTACTTTTCATCGTTCAAGAAGTCGTTGACACCCTTGTAGAAGAAGTTTGGAATATACATGAAACAGTCGAAGCCTTCGCCTAAAGCGTCCGTCGCGTCAAATGTTGTGCCGTCTGCGAGCTTCTTGTAATTTTCCTCCGATAATGCAGTGAGTGACATTTCTTCGTTGCTGTCATCATACAGACCTTTTACTGGCACACTCTTATTGCGTATCTTCACGATATGGCCGCTTGGCTCATACTCGTTATTGTAATCGTAACCAGTCAGATTGTCAAGGTTGGTGATGTTCTCACTGTCCGTCTCGCTGTCCTTTTCCTTGTAAACGGAATAGGGAGCCTCGATAATGGTAAGACCGCACTTGTCAAGGAAGAACTGCTTCATCTGTGCGAATGTGTAGGTCGTTCCATTGACTGTTACTGTCTCAATCATATCAACGAGCGTAACGGTAGAGCCACCAAACTGCGGCCAGTTGTTATATGTTCCATCAGCATCAAGACCGTGGTATGTTAGGCCACTATAGTCATTGGGTGAAGAGGGATTCCAACCAGCCATGAACGGTGTCAACATACTTGAACGTACTCGCCCACTGATTCCCTCAATACGAATATTGCGAGCATTGGTACAAGTGTTAAGCAACGTCTGCCATGACAAGCCAGGACACGTAGCAAAGTTGATACCTGTGATTGACTGCCAATCGTTATCCTCCATTGTCAGACCGCTCGTAAGCAGGTTTGGCAGATTGCGGAGCGTCAGGGTTCGTAACGTCTTTGGCAGCGCAAGCGTTGAGATAGGCGCACCTTCTGGCAGCTGCAAGCTGACAAGACCTGTGCCGGAAAGCAAGGCTGTGGTCAACCGCGAGTGCAGAACAAGACTGAGCGTATTGGCTGTACCGTTATTGATACCAACCTGCCCCGTAAGGTCAATGTGCTGCAACTTGGCTGTCTGTCCGAGAGTGATAATGCCGCCATATACAGAACGTGTTGCCCTAATAACCAGCTTTGTCAGAGTGACACAAGCGGATAAGTCCATTTCCGTAGTGAGCAGGTTTCCGCACATATCCGTCAAGTCAAGTTCTGCCATACGGCTTGCTCCACAGACGAATGTCTGGATAGAACCGCCATTGATAGCCTCGGTGAATGTTAGCACACAACTCTGGCCTTGCTCGGCACGGATAGGACGCTGTAACCAGTTACCACCACCTGTATTAAGGAAGTAGCCGTAATAATACAGGTCGCCACTCTTAATAGTCAGCGTGTTCGCTGCATCAGAAGCCAGTCGGTTCACGCGAAGAGAAATACGGTCACCACTATAGTTACCTGCCGTGTACTGCGCATCAAGGAGCTGGGCGCGGTCGGTTAGGAACTGCGTTCGGTGTGCCTCACGATTACCAGTCAGTGTATATGGATAATACTTAACGTCCATCGTGTCGATGTACTTCAACTTCTGCGAGTAGTTGTATTGACGTTCAGACCAGTTACCCATTATAACATCGTTAAACTCATGAAGCATAGCCTGCGTGGTGAGTCTTGTGCGGAGATTCTGAGCGCATTCTGCCAGCTCTTCACCAAGGTTTGCCAACACAAGACACCACAGCCATGAGTCATGTCCCTCAAAGGCATACTTGCTTCGCTCGGTGTCGTATGTGTCGCGGGTTACGCTATAGAGATACACCATGAACGCATCATTACGGATAGACATAGCAGTATCACCATCATAATAGGTCGGGTACCAGATATAACCGTCCCATGTGCGCCAAAGGATATTCTTAGCTCGCTGGTCAACAGAAGCCCAATAGTCAGTGAACAGATAGTAGGTGCAGAGATAGTCCACATTGAAATACTCTTCAACGTGCTCCTTGAAATAGTTGCTGACCCACTTTGCCTTGTCTGCATCACTCCAACCGTTAGCGTCACCATATTCTGGATCGCTCAAGTCGACACCACTTGCTGCCACGCTGTCGTAGATAAAACCAAACAGACGCTTGATAGCAGTCTGCGCACCACCCCAATCAGCGAAACTTCCAGTTCCAATAGTGGCCCACTTTGCATCTTCGGGATGATTGAACTCAAAGGCATCATCAAAAGTGGCCGCAAGCTGGTTTGCCAACGCTTGGCTGTTCTGCGTTCCTGCACTCTGGAAGAGTGTAAGCGCATAACGGTTCTCCAGCGATTCCAAGGCGATAGGCTTGGTGTTGATGGGATAGACAGGGTTCTGTGCCGTACCAGTATTCCTACGGAAATCTACCTCTTCATCGTTCTGATAGACTTTCTCCATACCGAATATCATGCCGGATTTCGATTTCTCGTTGTTCAGAACGAACTGGCCGAAATACTTAAACGGCCCTGCTTCGCTCTCTGCAGCATAGACATCGCAAGGAATACCATCAATGGCCTGGCGAACTCTTCGGTCAATCTCCATAGGTGGAGTTACCAGCCCAAGGTTCTCCATCGTGTCATTGAACAGATGTGCGCCACCTGTGTTCATGGTCAATGAAGAGTCCACGAAGTCCGTCTTGGCACAAAGCACTTTCTGCGGGCGGCTGTTACCAGTACCACGCAAGCAGTAGCCATCAAACGTGTTGCCATTTGCATCTTTCAGCTTTTTGTTTTCATAGACGTTATAGAGCGCACCGCCTGTTATCTCCAAGCTGACAGGATAGTTGTTTGCATCAAATGGGGTATCAAGATACACGCGAATATTCTTATACGGATAGTTCACCGATGACGTACCCTGTATGCGGATTCGGACGTTCCTTGCTACGAAACCAGTGCCGACACCAGTAGGCGGCACCCACTCGACCATATCTGCACGGAAGTCATCTTTCTTACCCACAGAGTTCTCGAACAACTCTTCCATGCCATTGTTGCCGCTACCAGTCTTGCAGTTCATACTCTTAACGAATGTCAAAACACCACGGCCTTTCGATGCAGCAAGCAACTTGGCCTTACTGATTGTAGGCTGGTTGTTGCTGTCCGTTCCGTCCACATCGTTGTTGTCATGTGCGACCTGCATTTCTGCTCCTGTGTGCAAGGTCGCAATCCAGTTGGCAAGCACTTGGTCGCGGTCAAGAGCAAAACGATAGTAACGGACGGTACGAATAGCCACATCTGCCTTGTCACTGTCAAAGGTAAGCGGCTGGGCTGTGAGCTGTCGCAAAGCATAAGCAATAGAGTTAGAGTAGCGGTTCACTCGGCTCAACACACCATTGATGTAAAGAAGTCCAAGTCCATTGCCGCCAGACACAGGCTCGATGACGAAAGCAAGGTGCATCCACTTGTCTTCTGCGATATTCATTTCAGCACCGTAAGGACGTATCACATACAGGTCTTGTGCATCGCCCTCGTCACAAGTTACACCTTCGTAATATGATGTACCGCTCTGCGCTGTCGTATCTGTTGTGAGCTTCCACACATTATCGCTTACCTTGACATAATAGCCTGCAGCCGAAATGTCATCGCCCTCACTGACAGAAACAGCAGAGAAACGCAGGTAGTTGCCATTAGCGTCCTGCACTTTTTCGGTCGTATGGATTTCTTCGGGACCTCCGAATAACAATCCAGCCTTCTCGGTGGTAATCTTGATACCACGCGGATAGATGGTATTGTCGTTGGGGTCTGGTACTCCACTGTCATTCAAGAATAGACAGTGCATGATTGCAGCACCGCGTTCCATGACTTGGCTTACTTTCAACTCAATCTCCAGCGTCATACCTGTCTGGAGCAAGCCCTCGTTATCGTCTGTATAGTCTGCAAACGGCTTGAGGTCGATAATAGCCTTTGCGCCATTGGTCAGCAAGAGAGTGTTGTCTATCCAGCCATTAGCACTATAGTTCAGTCCCGTCAAAGTGGTAATACCGCCCCAATCTTCACGGTCTGCCTGACTGTTTGCCTTGCCGACCGATGTCAGAGCAACTTTATACTGGCCCGTAACCTCTTCGTCCACAGTACCGCTGGCCGTTACTGCAACATTGGTCGTCAGTACCAAAGTACCGAGCGTAATGGTCAATACATGATTCCCGCTCGTATCGAAACGCTGCTTGAGCGACTGTCTCGAACGGTCTGCAGTAATCGTCTGAACGGTGACACCGTCAAGAGCAACCTCTACTTCACTTGTAACAGATTCGTTATTCCATGCAGCAAGAGGTATCTCAATCTCTTCAAACTGCGAAGCCTGCAAAGGTACTCCAGCACCACCATACGCATAAGGTAATGGCATCGTATTCTCCAAATCGGCTGCGTCCACATCGTCTGATGAGCAAACAAGCACAAGACCTAAGTAGTTTGCAGTACCAGATGCTCTACGGAAGTCTATACTGATAACATCGCTCTTCAGACCTGCTCCGTCTATGGCCAACAGTTGCAGGTTGTTACGTCCGGCAACCATATCTGCCACATCAATGGTTATACGGCCTGTTGAGCTGCCGCTGATACCAGCAGAAGTGTATAGTGAACCATTGAGCCATGCACGTAACGTCGTGCCATCTGGAACACTATAGTTATAAGGTACGTTGATGCTGCCAGTAACACCGCTGTTGGTTGCAAGACCTGTGGCTGGGTTAAAACTACTGGTCAAAGACAACATTTCCATTTCTACGGTGATACGCTTTGTGGCAACCTTTCTCTCGCCTTCAATATCGGCAGTTGCAGTCACCATAACAGTAACGGTGCCACGCGAGGAAATCAGAGAGCCGTCAATGGTGAACGTCCCACTTGTGCCTGGGCGCACATCAACCCTTGTTGCTGCGCTACCGAGGTTCAGCTCTGTTGTGCCGTTGTCGCCTGCGTGTGTGGCCGAAATGACCACTGTGGCATTATAGGCTACGCTGCCCTCACTCTGATTGGAGCGACAGTCATATAACCAGTTGATACCAATGTCACTGCCTACTTTCAAACGTGCTGCTGTCTGTCGGCTTACGTTCACTACAGGATAGATAACCTCACCAACATCTTGTGCGGCTGGGATTTCTACATCAAACACTACATCGTTCTGCTCGTTCAGAAACTCCAGCGTCACCTCTGAACCGTCACCGCTGACATTTCCGAGACGTGCGCCAACAGGCATCTTGCTATCAACCGCATTGAGTTTCTGAACAACCGCGCCTGCCTGTGCCGCCTTAGTGCTTGTAGTCTGGTTGAGTTGTGAGTCCACCTCGGGGATGGTCAGCTCAACATTTCCGTTGGCATTCGGAGTCTCTGCCGTTCCGCTACCATTCAACTCGATACCACCAAGTTTCGTCTCGGCTTCTCCAAGCTTCCTCTTGATGAATTTCTGTACAGACTCGCCACTAAATGGTTTGTTGCCATTGGTAGGGTCTTTTTCCCAGTCTGTTTGAAGATCGGGAATGTCGTTGTAACTTACATTATTCTTTCTTGCCATAATAATATGATTGTTGGTTTTAGTCCTCTTCGATTATCTTATAGTCACAGCCTTCTACAAGCCCGCCTGCAGACACGATAGCATCAAACTCTTCTTGTGTCAGAACTCTCTCGACTCTATTAAACGCGGCAATGGCTGCGTCTATCCTTGCCTCGCCATTGTTGCACATGGTATTTATGTCAGAATCGATCTCTGCCTCCTTTTCAGTCCACTTGTCATCAAGGCCCTGCACAGCATTGTTGACAGCTTCCGTTCTCTGCTGGTCTACAATTATACGCTCGTTTTCTGCACTCACGCGCTGCCTTTCAGCCGCTATGCGGTTCTGTTCTGCATTGTCGCGGCTCCTTTCCTGCGTCACTCGGATTGCTTCACTCTCCTTATAAGTAAGGTCACTCTGAAGTCTCGCTTGCTCCGCACGGTCTCTGGCCACTTCTGCGTTCTGCCTTACATTCTCGGCTGCGTCTCTGCGTTGCTCTGCAGAATAACGCTGCGTCTCTTGTAGCTTACGATTAGTCTCATTCTCTTTGCGCAAAAGCTCTGCGGCATTTCTGCTGTTTTCAGCTGCTACTCGCTCGCTCTCCGCATTGTTATGCGCCTCTTCAAGTTGGTTGAGCCTATTTGTGCCATTTGTGACTTCTGCAACAGCGGCAGAAGTGCGTATTTCCCTGTCTGCCTCTGCGGCTTCGTAATTATCTTGTCTCGTCCTCTCCGAACGCTCAAAGGTGGTTACTCTTGTTTCTTGAGCCTCGGAGAATTGGGTGTTTCTCTCTTCCTCTGATTCTGCGAATTGTAGATTTCGGCTGTTTTCCGCACGGGAATATTGAGCATCACGTCCAGCTTCCGCATCGTAATATTGCGTCATGCGAGTTGTCTGGCTTTCGTTAAAGGCTTCATTCCGCTGGGTTTCACCATCAGCAATAACCCTGTTACGGCTTGTCTCACCCTCTAATATGATTCTGTTACGCTCTTGTTCTCCTTCTGTAACAACTCGATTCCGTTCCTGCTCTCCAAGTTGAACTTGTTCATTACGGCTTTCTTCACCATCTGCAATCGACTGATTACGTTGAGCCTCGCCTTCTGTAACCGTCTGCTCTCTTACAAGCTCTGCACTGACGCGCAAACTCTCTGCTTCGGCTCTCTGCTCTTCGGCTTCCGAACGGCTGCTCTCGGCTGTAGCCCTTTCATTTTCAGCTTGCAAGCGCAGTGTCTCGGCTTCGCTCCTTTCTGTTTCTGCCTGCTGACGCTGCCCCTCATTGGCAACACGACCCTGCTCCGCTTCTTCAATAGTAGAAAGCTCTTCAAACAGCTGCTCGGTTCGCTCCAATACATTTTCAGCTTTTTCAGCGGACGTTACACAAAGTTCGGTGGAATTGAGTACGGTTTCAAAGTCCTGTACCCATTTCTCTTCACTTCCTTCATAACCATGATTGACAGCAATCTCGTAAGCAGACAAGCCGTGTATTCCTACATTGACTTCACCAGCGTCAAGTGGGGTCTCATCTGCCATGCTTGCAGGTATATGGCAACTCTTCTCAACCAACTGGAAAGCACAGCAGCTATCAGTAACAGTTTGATGTTCCTTACCCTCGTTCTCGTAGAGCATGAGGTCATAGACTCCAAGATGCTTCTGGTCTGAATGGGAGAAAACAAAAGAAATGACGTTCGCCTCTCTACCGAACACCTTTATGCGTTTCCTGTTACCCATTGGGTCAACGACATAAAGACTAAGGTCACGGCTATCAAGTGGCTGTGGCTCGCCATTGGTGAGTATCGGCCACTTCAGATGCAGGTCATTCCCTATTCTGTAAGTCTTGATTTCTTGCTTCATATTTTCAATTTGAGTTACGTTCCGTTATTCCAACCGTCTGCATTGTTCCAAGGGCGGTCATTTATCCAAGAGCCGCTACCAAAACAGGAGCGTATAAGTTCCCATACCAGCTTTGCCACACCCCCTATAACACGATAGATTGCTTTAAGTGAGACAGCCTTCATCGTGTTTGTCTCGTTGTCGAGAATGGCCTTGTAACGGCTGACAACCTGCCTGGCAGTGCCTTCTTTGACTACATACTCCATAAGCCTGTTCTCTTAACTGTTTCTCCAACCCTCATCGTTGAGCCAAGGCTTGTCGTTTATCCAGCTGCCACTACCGAAGCAAGAACGGACGGCTTGCCATATAAGCCTTGCGCCCTTTCGGAGTTCCGTCAGAGCCTTGCCCTGCAGATACAACTCCACGATTTCTTTCTTGCTCAAATATAGCATGGGCTATTCCTCCTCGTATATTGCGTATAGAATATCGTCGTTTACGTCACTTCCCAAGGCTTCATACTCGGCAGCTGTCATCGGGCCTAATAGTCCGATACTTATTGGTTTAAGAATACCATTATCAAAGTCATACATGTACATCTGATTTGCATAGATGTATATTTTGTTCGTGTAAGGATGCCCCGTATTAGCGTCATTATAGTCAGCCATGTTTTGCCATGAGGAATAATACTTTACACCATAACGAAGAATGAACTTGTGCAAATCTCTATAATACAACACATGGCTGTTCGCGGCAACATAATTATCAAGACTGATTTGCTCCATATGTATAACCCCGCTGATAAAACCTTCAAAATGAGCATGAGTCAAACTTGTTTCTTGCTTGGCTTCATACTCTTGTAGTTCTTCGTAAAGACTCCCCAAATTTGTTGTCAGTTCGTTTATTTCAGTCAGGAGCCTTTGGTAGCGAGCATCTCCAATCAATTTTAGTTCGTGGGCGTTTGTGTCATACGAGTATACTTCACCGTCACCCAAATATGCTTTTGTCCTGTAAGGAACACCGCTTGAGTCAGCACACCAATCGAACATTCCGTTCCAAGAAGTATAATATTCGTCACCTCTCTTACAGACGAACCTGTTTGTGTTCTTGACATAATACACATCTTCCCAAGTGACACTCTGGGTGACTGTCCCACTTGTTGTTGTTGCACTATCAAGAACACCAGCAATTCTGACTACATCATAAAGCAAATGATTATTGTCGATTGCAGTATTTACGTTCTGCAAATCTGCGCTATAAGTTGAGCTGAAACTTTCAATTTCCTCGCTAAACTGATTGATCGCTGCTTGCATGTTGGCAAGCCGACTGTCAGAAGCAACAATTTGTTGCAACTCACGGACAGCCTGCACAAGCGTATTCCACTCTCCATGTGCGAGTATTCCCAATAGCGTCGCACCATTATTAGCAACCTTGCCTAAAAGTCCTTCAATGTTTATCATATCAGTTTATCCTATTCGTTTAATTGTGATTCCTCCAAGAGAAGCAACAGGCTTCCCAGCTACCTTGATAAGTCCATTGGCCTTGCAGAACTCTACACATTCCTTGAGGTAGGCATTGGCTATCTCAAGCGTGTTATTGTATGCGTCCGACCGTTCCTTTGATGAGACGTGAGTAGAATAGTCACCATTCTTGATGACAGAACCAAAACGTGTACTCTCGATGTCGCCCACCATGAGGTTCTGCGCATACACGAAATACGCAATAGCAGTCTTTAAGCCTTGGAAACTGCGAATGGTCTCATTCTCGCAACCTTGGTTGATGTAGTAGGTTCCTCCAGAAAGCAACATCTGCAAGTTGGTGTTAGAATTGTCCTCATCGGTGTTTTCCACCTCCTTTTGCAATTCTAAAAACAATTCATCACCGAGGATGGGCTTAACGTGCAGTTGCTCGGCTTCGGTGATGAATGCTGTAAGTTTATCGTCGGCAACCTTGCCGATAGGTCGTCCGAGTGTTCTAAGCTCGATTGTTGTCAGTAGGTGTGTCATTTCTTTGCGTTGCTTACATATACAAGTGGTTGTACTTCATAATCTCCAGAGGGGTTAACATCTTCATGCCAGTGGTCAAAGATACGCTTCAACGCACGGCTGATAGCACGACGTTCCTTGCTGACATAGGAGTTGTAGTATTCGTAGGCTTCTGACAAGACTTCACTACTAAAGCCAAGTGAGCCATTACGGATGCGATACCAAGGCTCCTGTCCGAAAGCTGCATAGATTCGAGACGTGACGCTTTCCTCGGTACGCTCATACTTCTTGTCGAAGTTCGCGGCCTCGAACTTCACGAAGTCCGGCTTGTCATCTTCCGACTCGATCGTAACGTCCATAATGGCGCAAGCGTTTTCGTCGCCTTGGAAGATGTTCAGACTCTCGCTGATGTCACTTTCCTTTTCGTCCTTAATAGGATTGCCTTCATCGTCTATGCCAAGTGTAGAACCTTTCTTGTGAATGAGCATACCTGCAACAAGGAAGTTATTTCGCACATTGCGATACATCACGTTATCCAGCCCCTCATCAGACGAAAGACTGGTCACTACCTTGTCGTAGATAGGCACGGGGTAGTCCCACTTGCCATCCATGGAAAACCACAGCACCTGCCCTCTGTATTTCTCGATGCCGCCACTGGCTTCTATCTGCGACATCACGACCTCCCTGCGAGGGTTGAACGTGTAGATGTTCTTGATGTTCTCGTTCGATACTCTGATAGTTTTGCCCTTACGTGTCTTGTGGCCCGTCCAGTCTGGGTGTATCTTGATGTGGACTACCTTTCCGTCTGGAGTCTCTTCCTCCAAACGACACTGCATGAAAGGAATATGGTTAATCTCCACAATTTGACACATCATGTTATAGTTCACATGAAGAGCAAAGCCATGATGATATGCCATATCTTGTGCCAGCAAGCGGTAGATGTCATCAACGGTCTGCCCTATGCGGTTGCACTCGTATTCGGCAAAGTCAGTATTATTCAGCCCATTGCCCTCGATGAATGTCTGATAACGCTCACAGCACGTTCCACCATTGGCACTACTACGAATAAGGTCATACATTCGCTGCGGATAGAGGTTGTCACGTCCGTAGCTCTGTATGCCAAGGTTACTCAAATAAGCGGTGTCGATGCGTTTCTTCGCACGTTTTACATTATTGATATTCATTATGGCAATGGGCTAAATATATTTGTTACTCGGCTGCTGCAGCCTTTTTTGTGGTCTTTTTCTTGGCAGCGTCCAGCTCGGCTTCCAGTGCCTCCACCTTTGCCTTCAATTCGTCGATGGTCTTATTCAGAGCCTCTACTTCTGCCTGACCTTCTGCCTTTGCCTTTTCGACATTCTCATTGGCAGTAGCAAGGTCGGCTTTGAGGGTTTCAATCTCCATAGCTGCTGCTCCGTCATCGGTGCTGCCATTGGCCTTCAAAGCCTCAATCTCTACGTCCTTAGCTTCATTGGCGGCTTCCAGTGCCTCCACCTTTGCCTTCAATTCGTCGATGGTCGGCTCTACCACGGTGCCTTCCTTACGCGCCTTGACTCGTGACTCCCAATCAGCGGGATAAGTCTCGAACTTGAAAATCTCGTTTGGGAATTGACCGAGCCAGTTCTCTGCCACCTCATCGGGGATGTTGTTGAGAGCATAAAAGTTGCTCGTACCTTGGGGGTGAACAATCGCACCTGCCTTCAAGGTGTAATTTGGTTTCTTCATTGTTCCTGTCTTTTTTAATTTGGTGTACGTCTCAATGTAAGCATCGCGCCAGCAATCCTTACACCCTGTGTTACGGACTCTCTTGCCACATACCTGCAAGTAGAGCCGTTCTATGATTCCCTTGTCGGAAGATGAGAAGCCAGTATGATACCGACTTCTCATTTCCTCAAGCGTCATTAGAGTTTCCTCGTAATTGGCCATAATCACACTGCCTACTCGTTAGCCTGTGGGTTTGTTCCAGTTACAAGAGAAGCAAGAGCTGCACGTGTAGTTGCGATGCTGTCCTTGAAGAAGAACAGGCCACTGGTGGGAGCACCAGTCTCTTCCAATGTTACAGCCCAACCGCCATCGGTTTCCTCTGAGTACTTGTCATTGGTCATTTCCGTTGCGGTCAAACCCTGTTCGAGACCGTAAATCTCAAAGGTGTTCTGCTTACCTTCGCCTGCGTACTTGTTCTCGAAGATGAACACAAAGCGTCCGTTGGCCAGCTGGTCAATGACGTTCTTCGCTACATCGGGGCCGCTGTCAAGAACAACAATGGATGCCGTCTTTGTGAACTTATTACGATAGGTTCCAGTGGCGAGGACGGTCTGCGTACCAGTGAAAGGAGTGCTGCCAGGCACCACCACTTTGTAAGCACGCTTACCACTCGCCAGCAACAGTGTGCTGACGATGTGGTCGTTGCTTCCATCCTTTGCCAATGTGTCCCAATCGATGTCATCAAAGTTGATGAGGTAGCCAGTATTCTTGACTCCGGCGACTTGCGGGTTGTCACAAGACCCTGCAATGTCCTTAGCCAGTTTGAAATCACATGTTTCTGACATAATCTATCGGGGTTTTAGGGTTTAGATAGCAATCTGGATAAGCTCATCCTCACCTACGAGAGTTCCGAGGTTCGAGCCTGCATAGATGAAGTTGTCGCGCTTACGGTCGTCAAACTTCACGGTGAGAGAGGCCATGCGGTCCTTGTCAGATGTTCCTGCGAAGAGGTTCTGAGGCGAAGCCAGCAGAGCGCGGTGCGGGCAGTTCAAGGTTGTCTTGGCGGCATTGCCAGTACCAGTGACGATGGTCTCGTACTTCTTAATCATACGGTCCCATACATCAAGCACAACCACCTTGTGACCGTCGTACTCCGAAAGCTGGATGCCAGACATGACGGTTTCCACAGGCATCTGAATGTTGTGGAGGTTCTTCACGTCGGTACGCAAAGCCTTGAAGAGAGAGTTGGTCATGAAGATTGCGTGGTCTGGCTTGTCGAAGATACGACCATCTGCCTCGGTCAGCAGGTCATCTACGATGCCAACAGCCACTCCCGACGTGCGGAGAGCTGACTTCTGACCAGCATAGGTGTCCTCCGAGTTGGCGGCAATCGTAATCTTCTGATTGGGATTGCTTGCCACAATAGCCTCCAGGCGCTTCCACAGGCCGTCGCACACTTTGAGAAGTTTGAGGTCTACGCTCTCGGTGATAACACCGCCATCGGAAACATGCTGGGCCTGCTTGTCACCGAACCAGACCAGTCGCCAGAACATGTCGTTGATGGCCGACTTGAGCAGAGGAATGAGGAACTTATCCCAATAGGGAGTGTCCTGCAGGTCTGCTCGCTCGGTACCAGCGTTCATGCCGTAACGGGCGATGGTGTCTTCGAGGTCTTTGTAGCAGATACTCTTGGGGATTTCCCAATCGCCCAAATCCCAAGTCTTCTCGAAGCCTGTGATTTCCACATCGGTATAGGTGGGGTTGCAGCCGCTACCAGCTGTGCCGACGTCGCCCATGCGGTCAACGTAGCCCAGCTTCTTGCCGTTCTCAACATTGGTCATCGGAGTGATAACACGCTCCAGATCGGGGTCGTTGAACACGGAGGTGAACAAGAGCTCGTTAAGGTCTCTTATCGCACCATTGTCTACTGTAAACTGTTCGAAATTCATAATTTAATTTGGTTTTTGATGTTTTACTTCTGTTTCTTATTGGCTCTTACTTGCGAGCGTTACGCTTGGCTTCCTGTGCCTCACGCTGCTCACGGAGCATCTTCTGGGTCTTGGTCTCACCCTCATGCTTGTTGCCACCGTTCTTCTCAACGAAAGCACGATTGCCAGGGTGGAACGTGGACTGCATGTTGCAGACCTTATCCAGCCAAGCCTTGCCGCCTGCCTTGGTAACGATGTCAAGGATAGCAGTCTCTTCCTCGGTTTTCTGAGCCTCGGTGAGCGTCTGCTTGTCAGCTTCGAGAGTGGCCTTCTCGTTGGTGAGGTCTGTGACCTGTTGCTCCAGTGCAGCCTTGTCAGACTCAAGAGTAGCCTTCTCGTCTGCGAGTGCCTGCTTCTCATTTGTCAACGTCTCAACCTGTGCGGTCAAGTCATCGACCTTCTGCTGCAAGTCCTTGAGAGCCTCGTCGTCATCGTCTTTGCCACCAACAGGGGTGATGCTCTCGATGACCTCATTGGCCACGACAACCACTGTTCCATCGTCCAGCGTGTAGGTGCCGTTTGGATAGGCTTTGTCACCCACCTGCGGGTCGCCATCCTCGCGCTCAACTGTAAACTCCGTACCGTCTGCTGCGGTAATTTTCTGATTGAGTATTGCGGCTTCCACGTCCTCAATCTTGCCGAAGCCTGCCAGTGCCAGCAGCTTCTTCAGCACATTTTCTTTAACTTCTGTTTTCTTCATTTTTTTATTGGTTTTTTGATGTTTAGCTTTCGATGCCGTATTGGGGGCAACTGTTGAGGAAATGAAGCCAAGCTCAATAGCCTTATCCATTTCGACATACTTGTCCTCATTCATCAGAGCTTGCAGTGCGCCACGGTCTGCACCTGTGCGCTCCACATAGAGGTTGAGGATTTTATTCTGTTCCTCAATGATAGACTGCTTCTGCACATCAAGCTTGCCCTTCAAACGGTCGAGTTCGTCTGCTGTCAGACGCTCTTCACTCCAGAGGTCAAGCCATGCAACCGCAGGGTTGTGAATACAGAGCCGTGAATTTGCGAATCCGAAGCGACGCTCCTTCGGGGCTGCAAGCAAGACGATAGTCGCCATAGACGAACACTCGCCCTCAATGGTAGCCGAAATCTCCTTGCCGGAATTGCGAAGAGCATCATAGATAGCCCAGCCCTCAATACAATCACCGCCAGGGCAATGCAGACGAATATCAATCACATTGTCACCTTCCTCGATGGAGTCAATGAAAGAAGCGATGTCCTTATAGCAGACACCGTCCGTTCCGCACCAGTCTTGGTACATGACCTTGGTTTCCTCGTCTACAATCTCGTTGTAAATTCGTAGTTTTGCCATTTCTTCTGTTACTTATAGATTTCTGCCACAAATTTACATATTTATAAGTACCACCAAAATAATAGCTCTCCATAAAGCAGTGAACTCCAAAGTGCAAATTATTCACACAAAAAAGACCGCCCACACTGCATTGTGAGCGGCCCAAAGACTGAGGTTCTGATGTTCTTTATTTGGCAGAAAAGAAATTTATATTACCTCAATCTCGTAGATGTTATAAGCCTTGTCTATGTCTTCGTCATTCCGTAAATCTTCAAGCGTAGAGTGTCGCTTACCAGTCCATGCGTTTAAGGCATTGACCAAGGCTGTCTCACTCTCAAAGTATTGGTCATCGCAATCACTACATGACACCACAAAGCGGTTCTTGTAATACTTCTGTTCGCTGTCGTTGGTTTCCAACAGACTGCACCCCAGTTCTTCCGCATAGTAGTACATAGCGACTCCGTACTTCTCTGCCAAAGACTTAAAAAGCTCGCTACATGGAACCCATGCTGATGAAGTCGTAAAACGCAGTTCGCCATTAGTCAGCTCGTTCTCCATATAGAATGTGCCTCGGCAGTGCATATCCTTGTAAGACTTTCCCAGCAGGTCTTTAACCAGCCAACCTAACCAGTTACTATAGCTCTCATAGTTTGTGTCGTCTTTGTCCTTTCGCTTTGTCTCGAATACTCGCATCATATCTTGATGCAGTTTTTCTACTTTCTCCTTTTCACCAACAATGGTGTAGTCCGTAAAACAAGTGTTTGCCATATCTTAATTCTTTATAAGTTCCCACTTTGGCTCATCTTTGATCGCCTGACGGTCGCGGTTAATAGGTTTTAACTGTATGCCTCGTTTGGCTAATGCATCACGCACGTTCTCGATTGTTACGTTCTCCATAATTAGTCCTCCAGCTTGTTTGTGAAAGGGTCTGCCTCTACATTTTCTATTCTTCTCTTCATGTCATCAAGCTCTCCCATGCGGTTGCAGAGAGCGGCCATGTCATCACGAAGCTTCTCCAGCTTTGCTTTGTCCTGCAGGAGCATACCAACTTGAATGTAATAGAATGTGCGAGAGCCGAAACTGTCATCAAGGACATCTTGTGAGCCACATGTGCCGATGTTTGTTGTAAACTCTGCTTCGTTATTTCCCAACCACTTACGTTCATACTTGAGTTCAAAATCATTATGGTGGATATACAAACCGTTCTCTCCGACCATACCAAGCTCGATGTAGGCAGTAAAGGCATTGACACCACTACGTTGCACAGTCCACACAGTACCTTCAAAAGCTTTCTCCGCAATGCTCTCTATTTCTTCTTGGATGGCCTTGTAGGTCTCACGGATAAGCTGTTTGCGACTCTCAATCTCTGCCTTGATGCTTGCACCCTCTCCAGCAAAGAACTCATCAACTTTCTTCTGGAACTTCTCGGCCTCGATGGTTTTTGTCAGTCGCTCCTTGACTTCGCCCAACTCGTATAACTTGTAATTGTTATACTTATGTACCCACTGCTCATCGACAGGGTTCTCGTTTCTCAACTGGTTCAACTCGTTCTGGAGTTCAACGATTGCTTCCAAGCGAATTTCGCGTGCTGTTCTTCTTACGTTTGCCATAATCTTAAAGTTTTGAATGTTTGTTGTTTATCTTATTTGCTATAACAAAGGTACAAAGATTTTATCAAATATGCAAACTTTTGACCGAAAAAGTTTAGGGAAAAGCAAAGTTTTTTTCAAGAAATGTGGCCACTATCTTCACAGACAATGGCCACTCCTTCAAAACTTAGTCACAGTACCCAGCAATTTACTGGGCTGTATCTATAGCGTCTCTCCAACGCTCATCTACTTCTTTCTCATGCCGGAGCATAGCCTTGGCCATATCCTCGGTAAACAAGTCCTCCAAATAGGCCCACCGACACCCCTTGCCGACCAATGCTGCATATACAACCTCACAGTTGTCTGTCTCTGGATTGTATGTCAGCACACATTTGTCCTCATTAGGCAGCTCGGTATCGTAATGCCATACGCTTTCTCTGATGAAGCCTATTCCCACCATGAAGCCGGACTGCTTTTCTGTTGTTTCAAGACTTGCACCTTTAAGCAAAATCTTCTTGGATAATTCTTCTGTCATAACAGTTACATTTTGTCATGTTCGTAAATGGTCTTTCCGTATATCTTGGCTGCTCGATATTCAAGGTTGCAGCCTTTCGATGATTGCCAGGCATGGTCAAGATAGATCGCGTCGCACTCCATGACCTGCTCAATACACTTACCCATCACTGTAGCCTCTCGTTGCTTTGATGCTTGCGATGGATTTACGCTAAACGTACTCACAAGCTGGGTGTACTCACTGAAACGCTCGTCGCCTCTGATGATTTCCGACAGCAGATTGATACGATGACGTGCTGCCCTTAATTTTTCGTCAATCGTCTTCTCTGCTCTTGAGTTAATCGGTGTCGCAATATACAGCTTCATTTCTTCACCTTGGCTTTCATCCGTTCGTAATACTTGAGCATAGCATTATATGCTTTTGCGTTTTCTTTCACATGGTCGCAGTAATCTCTCGGTGGGTTGAACTGGAAACTATCTATTTCCTTTCTTCCCTTCCGAGGCTTCGGGTCGTGGACGTACACCGTGAAATAAGGGCAATCCAGATGGTTCAAACTAACGCTGACAGTTATTCCAGCTTCGATTGCGTCAAGTTCCAACTTGTGCGCCTCTCGCATAATGTCTGCGAGGTCTTTCGGACAAAGTTTTGCTATCTCCATAATCTCTGTGTTTAATGATTACTATGACATTTTTTATACATGGCTTTCAACTCTCGTAGCTTTTTGTTAAAGGACTGCAACCTCTTCCTATCCATGAAATACTCTTCCTCTGGAGTAGGAGCTGCTTCTTCCATCATTTCTATTTCGATTTCCAGCCAAGCCTTTTCGGTCGTATATTCCTTGATGATATTTTCGACATAAGCCTCGATGTTGGGGCTTGTTCTGGTATCATCGTCGTTGTGGTATAGTATGGCTTCCCAATTTGGACTTTTCTCTACCATCATGTCGATGTAGCCGTCATTGAGGTTTACTGTGCCAACAGCTGCTTTATGACCCTCTCTGATACATTCCTCGATGGCTTCTTTTATAGCCTCTCGTACTTTTTCTGTCAGTTCTTTTAATTCCATAGTCGGTATCTTTTTTAAGCAGGTAAGAAGTGGGGAGCAAACTCCCCTGCTTCTTTACGCAGCCAATTTCTTGTTGATAATTTTGATGTATTCCTCGGAGATTGCCAATTCCTCTCCGTCTTCGTCGTAAGCAGCAATGTTCTCAACCTCACTGCCAGTCACCTCCCATTTAGACAAGTCCTCGTAGTTGTTATAAGGAACTTCGCTGTGGTACATCATTTCTTTTTTCCACTCTGCGAACACTTTGTAGCCTACAAAGATTGTGTTCCCGTCCTGCTCAAACTCGGCATCGTCAACGGTCGTGATTTCGTCCTCAACGCTCAAATCCTCCTTAATGGCCTCGATGATTGCGTCGATAGTCTCTTGCTTCAGAATAATCTCTTTCATAATTTCTAAGTTTTGAATGGTTTGTACTTATCTTATTTGCTACTTCAAAGGTACAAAGAAATTATCATATATGCAAGTTTTTACCAAGAAAGTTTACGAAAACCACAAAGTTTTTTATTCGTCTCGAAAGTAAAACGACTGCCAGATGCAGAGCTTTCCATTATCATTCTCATGCTTTATCTCGGAATATACGTTCTGCTCTTTACTCTCCATGCTCTTCAACCGTTCCTCTAAAATGAGGTAAGCTGAATTGTAGTCGCCACCCATGTCTTTCGACACTTGCCACTCGACCACATTGCTATGCCAGCTTACGGAAACCACACAGCCTGCGACAATACCAATCTGCCGCCTGGTGCTATACAGGAAGTCCAACGTATCAAAGATGTTATCCAGCCAGTCGGTTGTAACGTCTTTGTCATCAATATATGCTGGTACTCGCTCGTTCATACTCTCTTGCTCTTTAATTTCTTGAATTTGTCATACAGGGTCTGGTACTCGGTTTTCTGACGGTCTAACTCTTCGTCCTCAATACCGATACGCTTCTCTCTGATTATCTCGATGGTGTTCATCTGACATTCCAGTGCTTCCATTGCAAGCCGGATTTCATCGCTACTCAAAGTTGTTCTCTTTCCAACCATAACTCATCCTCTGTTAGTTGGTGTGTACTCCCATTGATTAACCACCTTGTTCTTGTAATTGAGTATCTTGACTTCAAACTTTACAACAGGGATAAAGTTCTTTCGGTTCGTTCTCTCATAGATGTAGTCATTGACTGCATTCACAATATTCTCTTTCTTGCGCTCAATCTTCTCTGTGATGATTGATCTTCCCATCCTCGTCTTACGAGCCAGATGAATTATAACGATTGCTTTCATAGTCTTTCCCTCCTTACTTTAGTTCATAATAAGGGTAAGGTCGTAGGCACCCATCGGGTCGGCCATTGTTCCGCAAAAACTGGCGGTAATCTGCGCATTGATGTCGATACAATTCTCTTCATCAATGATATTGTAGAGGTAAACCTTGCGGTGGCCACACTCACCAATCACACCTTTGTATTCTGCACTGGCCAGCGTCATGACTGCTGTTCTTGGCAGACTGCTTTCCAGGACGGTTACTAACTGCGACACTCCGCTCCAATCTTCATCGCGGAAGATGTGAGAAGTAGTTCTTGACTCGGCAACTGCCTTGTAAGCTCTGTTGATGACGGTTCTCTTTTGCATAATCTTGAAGTTTTGAAGGGTTGTTACTTGTCTTATTTGCTACTTCAAAGGTAGGCATAATTTATCAAATATGCAAATTTTTGACCAAGAAAGTTTAAGAAAAAGCAAAGTTTTTTTCACAAAAAAGGGAGTGCCAAATGACACTCCCAAACGACCTGTGCAGCCTGTGATATATCAAAACTTCTCTGAGTAGCAAATAAGAAAAGTGTGGCTGCACTTCATGGCCGTTAGAATATTATGATGACAGGAATGAATACACCACTAAGCAATGGCTCCACCGTAATGTAGTGGTTCAGCTCGTTTGCCTGGCAGTATTCGCAAATCTCATCAAGACAGTATAGGGTGGTCTGATCGGGATTGGCAGCACTGGACTTGACCTTGATTTTCGGGTCATCTGTTCCGTCCTCGTAGGCTTCTACCTCACAATAGCATCCCTCAATAGCATTGTTGTCAAGCTCCTTGCGGAGTTCTGCGGCAAAGAACCGCATCTGTGTAACGTCTTTCTTCATAACTATAGCTTTATGTTTATTTTCAGTTCTTCGGGTGTTGCTGGGAATGGCATCCAAAGTATGGCTTGGCAGTCTTTCCCGACAAGAATTTGTACGGAGCCGTCAGAAATCTTAAACGTTCTGCTCAACGCTACGCTGCCATCGTCATAAACCACCAGCACAACCTCTCCCTCTTTTGTAGGCGGCTCTTCTGCATACTTTCGCCACTGACTGCCCACATGCTCATACTCGATGTCGGTTGAGTGGATTTGCTCGCTCTCCCATGTGACCACTCCATTCCTGTGTAGTTCTTCAAAGTCGATGTCTTGCAAATCCTCTCCAACTTCTGTAGGTACTGGATCATAGGTCTGTAGCCATATCTTTCTTGGTACATTCTTCATGGCCTGCCTCCTTTCTCGATTTCTATTCCGGCTTCGATAAGCATGGCTTCAGTATGCTGGTACTGCCTGCGCTCATAGACGGCATCTTCTGGATAGTACGTTGCGCCATCATGCCATTTCTTAAAACAGTCGGAGCAGTACAGACGATTAAGGACTGCGATATAGTAACACGTCTCTGACGGCAATATTCCGCTGTTACAGGTGTCGCATACCAATGTTTCTCCAACTCCTACGTTTATCATGGAGAAGCCTGCAAAAAGGCCGCTCTTGATAACACCCACTTCTTGAACTGGCCCACCACCAAATCCTGCTTGTAGGAACTCACTACCTTTCCCCTCGATGACGAGGAACTTGCTTTCTATTAATCGTGCCATATCGTTTTAGTCTTTTAGTCGGAATGAATAAGCAAACACCCAAGGGTTACTCTCCCATGTTCCTTTGCCCGATACTTTATCGATAAGGCGGGAGAAGGCTTCTTGCGGTGTGGTGTAGGATTTCCAGATATGGTTCTCAAAACTACCTTCAAATGTATAGCGGATGATATTCTCCATCCTGCAGTTTATCAAATCGTCACGTTTTATAATCCCTTCCCGCAGGCAGTCCTCATCGCTAATGTCCTGCAGCCGTTCTACCTTGATGTCTGTTATCTCGATGACGTGGGGCATAAGTTCTGCCTTGACGAACATCTTGTTTCTGTAGCCTTCGGTTGTGGCAAGGCCAAACTGATTTTGCTGATGATTATAGACATAATCACACGCAGAACACCACCATTCATTTGCCTTGCTGTTGCCGTACTGTTCTTCCATCGCGTCATAGATAGCATTATACGACTGTGCAACAGCCACGCACTCACTGAACTGGAACTTTGGTAAGACTTGCCCATAACGGCCAGCTTCGTCTCTCAAAATACAGTCATCGCTATCTGTAAGCACCAGCGACCTTTTATCCTTTGAGCGATGTGAGCCGTGTACGTCAAGCCCGTGCCACACCTGCGGTATGTCAATCACTCGCCTTGTCTGTGTTTTTACGCCTCTCAATACTGCCTGCTCCAGACCATATCGAGAGTTAAACATTATCTTCTTCATTTCTTTACTTCAATTTTGATGTCGAGCAATCCTTCCAAGTAACGTAGTCCGGCAGTGCTGACACAATAGCAATACTCCTGACACCATTGCACATACTGGCAGGTAGCATAGCCTATCTTCACCAGCTCTTCCCAATCTATGTCCTTGTTCTGTGCGGAAAAGAAGTTGCGGTAGGCTGAATAGATTCCGTTCTTTGGCATCGATCTGATATTATTCAGCCCGACCGCATGTTTCAACTTGTTTATCTGCTCCAACGATAATCTTACGTTGTTTGCCATATTCACGATGGTATTACTTACGCTCTGCCATTTCGTCCTCAATGGCTCGCTGGGCCTGTGCCTTAATATCGTCCAACTTCATGTTCTCTTCTGACACAAACAGATGCTCGATTTCTTTCACGGCAAATGCTGCGTCTAACAAGTGGAGTCTCTGCTCCAGTGAAAGGTCAAACATACGAGGCGGCTCTTTGTAGTTGAAGTCTGTCTGCTTGCCGAACGGATAGACATAGCTGCCGTTAGTCATCATGTAATGGTCTGGGTTGTCCTTGATAAGATTGCTTATCTCTTGCTTGGCTTTCTCCAGTATTGCTGTCAACTGGTTCTTTAGCTCTTTGTCAACCACGATTCCCGATAACAGGTTGAAGCCCATTTCGTAATACTGCTGCTTAATTTTCTGTAACATATCTGTATCTCCTATGTTTTGTTTTACTTACTTTCTGTTTCTCTCGGTCTGCTGTCAGCCACTTAAATTAAGTGACTGATGCAGAATGAACGGAAGCCCTTTCTCTCGATGTCCCAGTAGGCTACGGTTGAGTAGCATGGCTTGCGGTTCGTGCCTTTTGGCTCGTAGTTCACGATACCCGACTTTAGCGTTCCAATAGCCGTGCGGACTTCACCACTTGCCTTGCGGTACTGGAACGTAACCACTCCCTTGGCCATTGCAATCTTCAACTTGATTGCTTTCCATGCGAGTTTCAGACCCTCGCTGATGTTTGCCACTTCTGCCTTTTTGAGCATTGCCCAAGCAGCTCTCATTACCATACTCTTGTTGCTGTTCTGCGAAATTGTTGTTGCCATAGTTTTGAAGTTTTGAAAAGTTGTTACTTATCTTATTTGCTACTTCAAAGGTAGGCATAATTTATCAAATATGCAAATTTTTGACCAAGAAAGTTTAAGAAAAAGCAAAGTTTTTTTCTACCAAATAAGCCCGAGCAAACGCAACGCTTTACGCATTTCAGCCAATCCTCTGTATTTGTCTGTTACTGCCAACAATCGCGCTGTTCTCAACGAGTAGGACGTACAACAGTATTCCGTCCTGTCTATTGTACCGCCCTTGGGGTTTCGGTAATGACCAGTCGTTTTCTGTAGCAGTTTCTCGTCAATCTCCAACGTAACACATTGCTCTGGGTCACAGCAGCCGGATAGCCAGTGTATCGCTTCCTCTGGGTTTTCCACAAAGAAACAGAAGCCAATACTCGTTGTCCTATAACCTATATGGCGGCTGTTGTTACGGACTTCTTCACCACTGCAAAACAGATTGTATTCTGCCTGCGACATGAACCTATGTACTACCATTCCTTTCCTTCTGATATTTCATCGATAATCGTTTCTACTTCAATAGCCATAGTGGCCACAGCTGCATGGTAAGCGTCTTTCTCGGTCGTTTCCTCCATCTTCTTTTCGTAGGTCTCAACCATCTTGCGCCTTGCACCTTTCAGCCTCTCCAATACGTCAGTAGCCCCTTGACCATAGCCAGCGCACCACGCTACAACGGTACGTTCTTTGAGCTGGTGGCAACGGACTGGAGCCAAAGACTCCAACCGCTGCCTTCCCCTTTGGAGTAATGCCACACCCTCACTCATATCTCTTTTCCCTTATATTTGTACCAAGCGAAACGCTCTCGGTTCTCCAAATAGGTAAGATTGCGCTCATTTGCGTAAGCCTCTGCCTCAAAAGGTATCGCTCTGTAGGCTCGATTCCAATTCCACTTCGTCAACAGGTTCAAGACAAACATCAGCAAGTAGAGCAGGTAGAAGCCGATATACCACAGCTCTCGCTCTTGCGCATAATGAATGTCCTCATGGTTTATAATGATTGGCGACACTTTGTTTGCTAAATTCTTGCGGACTATCATCCATCGCAGAATGGTGATTGCCAGATAACCTTTCATGGGGAACCATGAACACGTTACCATTTTCAGATGTTTTACTTTGTTCATATCTTGATCGGTTTGAGGTTTCAAAATAGGGCTGCTGTTTTGGGAATGATTGCTAACAGATTTTGACAGAAGCCCCGACAACTGGAAGAGTTGTCATTTTTCTTCGTAGTCTTCCCAATCATCGCAAGTGTCGAAACTCTCCTTGGTCTCTCCTGTCTTGCCGCATTGGTACTTCGGGCAGTATATCCCTACGTTTTTAACTTTCTTGCAATAGTAGCAAATTTTCTCTTTGGTCATAGCTTGTATATATTAGTCAAACAACATCATATCGGTACACTCCGCTTTCTTCTTGCGTTCGGGAGCCTTGCGTTTCTTCTCCGTTTTCTTTGGCAAATCCCAGCCTTTGGTCTTGGCCACCTCGGCATTGAATTTGTACCACACATCTTCGTCGAGAAATTCAAAGTGCATCGTTCCTTTCTTGTAGGCTATGCACTTGAAGAAGCCCCACTCGAACCACGTTCCCCACCACTGATTATGGCAAGCATCGCTCAAGCTCTCCATCTTGTCGTAGTCTCGGCCTGTCATATAACAGAGAGCCTTGCATACGTCCTCAATCTTATTTCGATTTCCGCTATAGCGTAGGTTCACTCGCTCGTACTTGTAACCGTAATCTCCGTATTCTGTCATCCAGTCCACGATGAAACGCTTATTGACCATGTAGTTCGCGTTGGTTTTCCATTTCTCTCCAGCGGTCGAGTTTTCTGCAGACAATTCGCATATAGTATCAAAAGCCTCTACAAGTGCTGACAACATACGCTGTCCTGTGGTCTGTATCACGATGTCAATAACTCGATAGATGTTGGCCATCGTGAAAGGTGCGCTCTTGCTGTCCTCGATGAATTTGTTAATCTGCTCGTTCAACTTAGCTGTAGCGTATTTCCTCATGTTCAGCTTGTCAAAGATGATGCGCCAGTAGTATTTCTGTAGGGCCTTGCGATAAGTCGAATGACTGACAACGGTAGCACGGTCATCACTGCTTACGGCTTTGAAGCTCACGGGCAGATAGCCGTACTCCACCTTGCGCTTGTATGGCTCTCCATGCGAGTTCACGTCATCTTTATATTCAACATAGGTTGCAGCCTCGTTGATGCGCTTGGTAGCCTCCATCACGTCATCAAACATCTTCACGGCTGAAACGTAGCGGTTCACCAACTCTCGGATGAAGTTATAAGGCATGATACCCTCACGCTGGTTAGCGTTGGCATTATCCTCGTCAAACTGCGAAAAGAAATAGCCAGCAAACTCATTGTCGCCCTCTCCATGCTTGTAGAGCTTTATCATGCTTACTCGGCAGCGCGTGGTTCTCTCTGCGTCGTTCTCAAAGACGGCACCAAGATTTTCTGCACGGCCCTCGGACTCTATCAACTCCACAAGACGTTTGTGCTTGTCATATCGGCTGTAGCCGTAAATGTTCTCGGAGTTGCACAGGGCTGTTATGATGCAGCCTGGAGGCGCAATCTCATAGGCATGTAGGATATGCTCTGCTCCCTTGCTAAACGGTGGATTCATAACGATATGGTCTATATGACTCACCATGTCGGGTGTAACCGTCAGAAAGTCCGTTGCTATCACCTCACACTTCCCGTCCAGCAGCTTGCGTACATTCGGGTCGTTTTCACAGGCAATCACCCTGCCAGCTCCATTTCGTTTCAGCCAATCAACGATGTTGCCCTTGCCTGCACTCGGCTCCAATATGGTCTTGCCGATAATGTCCTCACCCATCATCATCTGCTCGATAACTCGGCTTGGTGTTGGATAAAAGTCTGGATTGTTACTAAAGATATTCATACACTTAACTCCTTATATGCTTCTGTGAAACGAACGGAACTCTGAAGCTGCGCAATTACGTCTTGCTTCAACTCATAACGAGAGGGTAAGCCTTTGAATACCATTGGCTGAAATTTGTCGCCCTGCCTCTGGAATGTCTCTAACGTCCAGTACGAGCCAACAAAAGCGGTACGACCGAAACGCTCGATCTTGTTCGCTCTGCGTGTGGCAATGAGCTTGCAAGTGCCGTCATCGCTGAAAGCCACGATGCGCCTTGCGGTGTTCTCAACAACTTTGTTTGCCATGATGTCTAAGTTTTGATTATTACTTTATCTTATTTGCATTGGCAAAGGTAAGCATATTTTATCAAATACACAAACTTTTTGCCTTATTTCTTACCAAAAGTACAAGATTTATTTCTCTCTTGCCTCTTGATCGCTCTACGCTATCGCAGAACGTGGTGACTCTCTTTGTGCTGCTCAATCCAGCTGGCAATCTGCGAACGGCTCACAGCGGCCTTGTATATCGCTTCCGTCTGAACGATAATGTAGTCCACATCAATGTAGATGTCACTCGTCCAGATCTCATACTTCACATAGGTCTCTGGCTCCACGCTGGAGCGTAAGGCCTCATAGTACAACTCCCTTAGTCGGTTGAACTCTTCTTCTGTGTCAGCAACTACAATCTTTGGTAGGTGCTTGCTCTGAATGTCCTTGATGCCTTGAAAAATCCATTTAGCCATAACTGTCTGTTTCCATTGGTGAATAACTAATGCGCTTTTCGCTATCGCCCAGCGGTAGGACTTTTTTGTACGGAGTGTGTTCTCTCTCCGCGCCCGTTTGTCGAGTTTCGGGTCACCTCGTTTGGGTGTGCGCTTTCCTTTGTCGCCCAATGTTACTCGCTTGGCCGTTGCTTGCCCCCACTGCCTTAAAGTCCCTAAGTGGCATCGACTTTTGCAACTTCTGGCCGAGTTGCCACCGCCCTCCCGATGATAGACTATCCAGGGCCGCAGAGTGGAATCTGACGCTTTACCACCGCCTTGCTTTTATGTTTCAAGGAAACAATGTTTGGGCTAACATCTGCCTCGCCAGCTTTCAAGTTCCTTTTGATTATGGAGAGAGCAACTTCAAAGTGACATCGACACCGAAAATACGGATAACTCTCCTTGCTGGATAACCAGCAGAACGTTCTTTGTGGCCATCGGGGAGTCGAACCCCGAACTGCCGCCTACGGCTCAACCTATAGTGCTATGCCAGGAGCAACCACCTCCTTGACAACAAGCTCGGTTATGGCAACCCTGTGGCCAGCTCTGATGAGCTTTGGCAGATATGTGTCGAGCGCATGACGTGGGAAACCTGCCATACGGATGCCCTTTCTGCTATCACCGTTTTCACTACGTCTGGTGAGCGTAATACCCAACAGCCTTGCTATGGTCTCTGCGTCATCCTCGTATGCTTCATAGAAATCTCCACAGAGAGAGAGGATGATTACTTCCTTGCCATACTTGGCTTTAATCTCGTTCTGACTTGCTAAAATTGAAGTACACATTGTCTTGAGTTTTGAAGGTTACTTTTCTTATTTGCTATACCAAAGGTACAAAGATTTTATCAAATATGCGAATTTTTAGCGAGAAAGTTTTGCTTTCCTGCAAAGTTTTTTTGAGCCTGCCAACCACTTGTTGACAGGCCCAAATCTTTATGCGTAACGACGTGCGAAGATACGTTCTGCGAGGGCTTGAATATCATCGCCTTTCCTGTCGGTGTTCGTCTTGACCCACTCAACAAGCTCGGCCATCTTCTTCTCCTTAAACTCTGATGCTTTCTTATCTCTTGCTTCCTGTGCAGGCCATGACGCTTCCGAGTAGTCCAATATCACACCCTCGTTGCGCTTGGTAAGCCAGCTAATAAAATCTACCTTGCAGCCTGTCTCGATGCGTCCGTTAGAAACAACTACGTCTGACGGTTGCAAAGCCGTAATCATGTCCTTACACTCCTGCTTCCACATCTTCTCCAGACACTCCATGTCCTCTATCTGAACGTAGTCGGCATTGACCTCGTTAATGGTCATTGTCATGGGGTCGAATATGATTGCGTAGGTCACAGACTTATACCCAAACTTCATGTCTCGCTTCTTGATGATGTAGCCAGTACCCTGCCACTTGCGCCCTTTACGGACAGACACAAGGGCTTTCGCTTTGATAAGTTCGGCTACAGGAATGTGGGGAATAGCAGCTGCGGACAGATACGCAAGCAGTTCCTCTTTCTTTGACTTGAGCCACTTTTCGGCATTGACAAAACCACACTCCCATGCGTCCTCAATCGTTACGCACTTGTAGAACTGGTAAGCTGGGCAGCAGAAAGCAGTAGTCCATTGGTCCTTGAATGTCTCGCCCGTCACATTGTTATAGTACTCAAAATATGCATAGTCATCGTGATACATACCATGGTAAACCTCGCTCACCAAAAAGATGTTCTCGGCACCATACTCGGCAATAGCCTCCATGGCGCGAGGAAACACACGGAACTGCGATGGTTCGTGAGTAGCCTCGTAACGTGCTATGTGTTCTTTGATTTCCTGTGTCTGCTGCTGCAGGTCTGAAAGATTGATTGTGTTCATAATCGTAAGTTTTGAAGTGTATTTATCTTATTTGCTACCTCAAAGGTAATCAAAATTTATCATATATGCAAATTTTTGACAAAGGAATAATGTTAAATATTTGATAAAAAACATTCTTCCTTTTCACGTCTCGACTATTATTATTACCTTTGCCGTCAATTTTACACAACCTCAAAAACAGAATATGAAAAAGGCTTTTTTTACATTCCTACTGACTATTATTTGTGCGTCATCTTATGCGCAGGGTATCGCCATCGATGAAACGAAAGACGGACATCGTGTCATATCTACTGAAGATGTGGTATGCAAAGGTGGCTTCTCTGACAAAATTGTTCTTTCCGTTTCCCTTTTCTCGACAATAGACAAGGATAAGAACGAGAAGTCCATATCCCTTTGCACCAAACTTACTGGTACAACTTCTTTTGAAGCAAATGCAGAAGCACCAATGCTTATGCGTCTCAATGATGGCACCGTGCTTGAGTTCAAATCATTGTCGGACGCTGTCAAGTCAGAGCCAAACGTTCAGAATGTAAACGGAATTGTTATCCGCTCTAACTCTCTCACACTTATGTTTTCTGTAACAGAAAGCCAAATCGAGCAGATTGCCAATACTGGAGTTAAAAAAGTGCGTATCGGCATTTCACCAGACATGTACGATAAAGAGTTCAAGAAAGACAAGGTAGGCTCTGCAATAAAAGCCCAATGGCAGGCTATGAAAGCGGCCTATGCAAAGCCCCAAAAGTCTTTCTCTGATGGATTCTAAAACAGCGACTGTTGGACGCACTCTTCCTTTAAGCGATTCTCTGCAATGCGATAGAATCGCTCATTTCTTTCTATGCCGATATACTTCCTGCCCAACCGTTGGGCTGCAACAGCCGTTGTTCCCGAACCTAAGAACGGATCAAGAACAACACCCCCTTCTTGCGAGGATAGACGGATAAGCCTGGCCATGAGCGCAACAGGTTTCTGCGTAGGTGTTAGCTTCTTGGTGACTACTGGAATATGCAGGACTCTGTTGTACTGTTCGCAGTCATCGATCTTATTGAGGGCGGTTCCGTCATCGTATATGCGCACAATAAACTCCACATTCTGCGAATAACGGCTTTTGCTGATAATGGCCAACGGCTTCTCCCAAATGAGAATTGAGAACTTATAACCGTGTTCCTCTGCCCACATGGCATAGATAGGCACTTGCACCTCGGAACAAAAAATGTATGCGTTCATCTTCTTTACCAGCCTTGGTGTCATATCCAACCATCGGTAGATGTCATCCTTACTGAAGCCTGCCTTAATACGACATTCTTCCGTCTCGTCGTCGTAGTCGTATAGACCAGACTTCGACATCAGCTTCTTAGAAGTCTCTTTATACATCTTGGTACAATTCGCCTTCGTGAAGTTGTAAGGTGGGTCGGTCACAATAAGGTCTATGCTGTACGCAGGCAGGTCATCCATAACTTCGAGATTGTTCCCGAAGTACAGATGACTTTCCTCTATGGTGTTGTAGTGCTTCATATTGCGACTCGTTTCTTCATTCGGTCTATCAGCTTGTAGATGCCTCTCTCGGACATCTTGTATTTCTCGCTAAGGTGCAGGACAATGTAGCCTACCTTGTGCTTCTTGGATTTCATCGCCTTAAACTCTGCATATAGCGAGAGATACTTGATGTCCCGAATGTCAATGGAGTTCTCCACCATCGCCTCAATGAGCGTCTTGTTTGTTGTCAAAAGTTCGTAACGTGTCATATTTTCTCCGTGAATCTTTATGTTTATAGTGTATCAAGATTTTCAATTACTTCGACTTGCCCTTGCCTTTCGGTTATCTCAACCACAGACACAACGGGGTGTATATTCTCGGCTGCTTCTCTAAAGCTCTCCGTGAGTTCGTTTGTCGGCATATTGTAGTCTCGATATGAATTGGTCGCCATCATTGGCACAACTCCGGCACCGATATTGTTCATGGCCATCAATAACGGTTCAAAGAGTTTGGTAGCCTTGGCAGTCACCACAAATTCTCCTGCAGACAGGCGGGCTGGTATGCTGTCAGAAGTTCCCGTGCCTGGGCCTGTCACCTTACCACCTTCTGCGAATTGTGCTGATTTTACCGTGCTGATGGCAGTGGCCACGTTGGTAAGAATGGTTGCGATAGTAGATGCTATGGCAGCAAGGTTTGCGGGGTAAGGCAGTGATGCTGCACTGGCGATACCTCCCGACAACGCACGGCCAGTATCAATCGCAATCTGGGCAAGGGTGATAATCTTGCTCAAATTGGCAAAGTCCTTGTTACTCTCACCGATAGCTGCGGACAAAGAAACAAAACTGTTCGACAATGAGCGCATGGCCGTTAGGTGAGCTTTCTCATTAGTCAGCTCTGCCTTCCTGTATGCGGCCTTCGCATCATACACAGCTTTCTCGGCCTGCAAGCGACGAGTGTTGTACTGCTGCTCGGTCTCGCCTTCAAGCTGTCCTTGTTGAAGTATGCTGTTGTATCTATCTTCTGCAGCCTGTCTTCTGATTTCAAGGACATCCATTTCTCCTTGCGAAACCACGTTCAGGCGCATTTGCTCTTGAGCCAATTCCTCAACAGCAAGGTCGCCAATATACCCCTGCCGCAAATCGTTCTGCTGTATCATCTGCATTTCCAATTCCGTTATCTGATTTTGGAACTCTTGCTGACGTTGTGCAGCAAGCTGCTGTTGATACTGTTCCTCTAACTGCAAGTTCTTTTGCCTTGCTGCCTCACGGATATTATTGCGACGTTCCTCAAATTCAAGCTCGACTGCCTCTAAGTCCTGCTGGGCTGCAAGTGCCATAGCCGACTCTGCGCCATACTGTTCTTGGGCTATCCTCAACCTCTCCTGTGCATCGGCCATTCGGTTATCTTCCTCTTGCTTGAGGGCGAGAACGTCAAGCTGTGCCTTTTCTTGATTTGCTCTTCTCTTCAGTTCCAGCTCTTCCTCGCTGCCTTTCTGTGCAATAGACAAGCGGCTCTGAATTACTTTCTGACGATTCTCGATTTCTCGCTTCAGCTCTTCATCATCGAGCTTGGCCATTTCCTCGTTCTTCTTCTGCTCTTTCAGCAGGATAGTCCTACGGATAGCCTCTTTTGCATCTTCCGTCAGCAACTTCTCCGTAGCAAGCCGGACTTTGAGTTTACGGATTTCATCATCATACTGGAACTCCAACTGCGCCCTGCGTTTTGCTGCGGTGTCTTTCATTAAGTCGAGCATGGCCTTTTCTGCATCCTCGAAAGCCTTACGCTCCAGCTCTGCAGCTTTCTTGGCATCACGGTCTGCTTTATCTTCTCCGCTCTTGCCTCCACCTTTCTTCTGCTTGTTGCCTGTCAGTTCCTCGTAGGCTTTCTGTGCATCTGCCATATTCTTGCGAGCCGCAAGTACATCTTCCGTAGTGGCATTTTGGTCTTTGATGAGTTGGTCGTAATAAGCCTTGGCCTGATCCCAATCTTCTTTAGCGTTCTTTGCATCTTCCGCATACTTTGTTTTAGGCTTATCGCCTTCCTTTGACGCTTCTTCCTCAACGGCTTCTGCGGGCGACTTACCACCTCCACCAATAGCACCTCCAATCGAAGCCCCTGCTGCAGCGGCATTAACTCCAGTACCAGCACCACCAAAAGCCTTGCTCTGATTTGCGTTCTTAATTGCGTCCACAGTCGAATTGTATGCGCCAACAATATTGTCGGCAATCTCGGCGCCTGCTTGTTTAGCGTTGTCTGTTGTGTTCTTCCAGAAGTCTGTCGCTGTCTTGGCTACTTGCTGGATGCCCCTCTTCATCTGCGTCCAATTTAAGGTAAGCAGACCTTCAATGGCTGTGCCAACAGCTCCTACGATACCTGCAACCAACTTAAATGCGTTCCATATCTCTTTGAGACCAGCCTTGAATACCGACCACACAGACTTGAATACCGCCCCCACAATAGACATTTCTGTCTTGATTGCTACCAGCCATACTTGCATGATACGGCTATTCTCGACAAAATCCTTGATGTAGTTGACGACAGAATTAAATGCGTCGATAAGGAAATTCAAGCCTTTCTTGACAAACCCTGTCACGGCTGATGTTATCTTTCCAAACGTACTGTCGGATGATGTATCAATCAAGCTAAAGAGCTTTTGTATAGCTTCAAATGCAAGCATAATGACAGCAGTAAAGATGAATCCCTTTAGGGCTGTCTTACTGGCTGCAACGAAACCTTGAACCGCTGTAGATGCTGCCACCATAGCGGATTTCCATGTGGTACTCGTATTCAAAGCCGCTGCCTGATGCCATAGCTTCTTCTCGTTCAACAAAGCCGCCTCTTGCTGGGCCTGCGTCTGCTGAAGTTGTCGCCTGTTGGCTCCGAGCTTCGCCTCTAACATCAGAATTTCGTTGGCGGTCAAATTCTCGTTCATCACCCTCTCGCCATTGACCTCCTTGTAAAGCATCTTCTCCTGTGAAGCAATCTGTTTCTTCAGTACATGTTCTTGACTGTTCAGAGTGCGCACCGTAGATGAAGCTGCCTCGGCATTACTAATTGCAGAGTCTCGTATCGAAACGAAAGATGCTCTTGCTCCGTTCACCAACTTAGCGAAGCTGATAGAAGCTATAGCCGTAATGATAAAATTGATAACCTCACTAACATGAGAGCCAAGGAAACGGACTGCATCAGTCAGAGCGTTTACGGTATCTATCACTCCACTGTCGGAAGTCTGGCCAAGTGAGATTATCCAATCCTCCCATGCAGAAGATAGGGTCTTGATTGACTTCGTTAGCTCGCTAATAGAGTCATTGAACATTCGTTCTGTAGTGCCTGCTACGTCAGCATTGTTCAAGTCCACGAATTTCTGCTGCAAGCCATCTACATTCTCAATAAGTGTCTCGACCATTGGTGCGGCTTCGCTTCCAAACACCTGTGCAAGCATTTGAGCGGAATTTGCAGCTTCGAGTATTCCGGCATCCTTGAGCTTCTTCAAAGACCCCGACAGCCCATCAGTCTCTAACGTCTGCTTGTTAATTGTCACTCCAAGCGCATCAAAGACAGCCCTTTGCTGCTCGGCCTGCGCTGACAGTCCGTTATACGCGCTCTTCACAACCTCTGTGGCAGCTGCGCCTTTCAGCCCTGCCTCTTCCAGTTGCGCGAGGGTTGCGTTTATCTGATTGAGGGGCTGACCAGTAGCTTCTACCAACTGCTCTGCCTGCTCTCCATATGTATTCACCTTGCCACCCAACAACACCAGCTTCTCATCGAGTCGGTCAATGTTTCCGACAAGAGCCATTACCTGCGGTGTGGCACGACGGCCAAAGACTGCGGCCAGTTTGTTTGCGCTGTCCGCTGCCTCCATGATGCCGCTTTCTTTCAATCGCTGCAAGGTCTTGGTCAAGCCTTCTGTGGCCATTGATTGCTGGTTTATTTCAATTCCGAACTCCTTAAACACTTTCTGCTGCTTTGGAGTTTCTGTTGCCAGGCCAAACATAACCATGCGCAAGGCGGTACCTGCATCAGCTCCACGAACGCCAACGTCAGCAAGCACACCTAACGATGCACTCACTTCTTCAACGCTCTGTCCGAGAGTGCTTCCGAAAGGTGCAGCGTTCTTCATGGCTTCTGCAATCTCCAGCACGTTTGTTGCCGATGATGCTGATACCTTAGAAAGAACATCGTTCACACGGGTCATTTCCTCTTCGCTGACAGGTAGTTTAAAGCCTCGCATCGTGCGTATCATAATGTCGGCTGCTTCGTCAAGTCCTATTACATTGGCCTGCGCAAACTGAAGCGTCTTACCAACGGCTTCTGTCGCCTCGGCTGCTGTAAAGCCACCACGGGAAAGTGTTTCCATGGCATTTGCCGCTTCTGAAGCATGATAGATTGTCGTCTTACCCAACTCACGGGCTTTGGCTTCCATCATGGCTAACTGCTCTGGCGCTGCATTTGTCACGGCCTTAATACGGGCCATTGCGTCCTCAAAATCTCTGGTAGTCTCGATGACCTGCTTACTGAATTGCATCATACTACCCATACCAATAAGACCCAACATCTGCTTGCCAATATCGGCAATCTTCACTCGTATATTCTCCAAGCCTTGTGTTGCCGATTTGTAGTTGCCGACATTCCTGTAGAAACGCTGTGTGGCTTCCTCGGCTGTCTTGAGTTCTGTAGTGATGTTGTTGATGTGGTCTTGCAAAGCACGGCCTTTCGCACTCTCTCGTTCCGCTCTTCCCATGGCATCCCACTTCGCTGTAGCGTTGGAAAGCTCGGCTCGAAGCTGTTTAAGACTACCCTCCTGTTCCTGCGTGGCCTTAATCTGGTTGTGTACCTGCTTTGACAAAGTACGCATCTGCTCACTCTGATTGCGGATATACACATTGCTTGCTGCCATACTACTATCGTATTGCTCCTGTGTAATCTGTCCGTCTTTCAAAGCTTTCTTTAACTCGGTCTGGTACTTCTTGGCTTCTGCCAATGAAGCACGGAACTTGGCAAGAGCTTCGATCGCATCTTGGTATCTTACCTGTATGTCAATGATTTTTACTCTCTCGTCTGCCATGATTAATAGTATATATAGAAGTTTCTTTCGATTGTCGTCAGCAATTCTCCTTCTTTAGAGTACATCTTTGCTATGATTTTTACAGGGTGGAAACTGTCTGTCTTTTGAGGAAGCAAAACATTTTCGTTATAAGAATCTACCTCAACTTCGCCGGCTCTTTCGCCATATTGAATGGTTCTTTGGCCACTTCTCGTATATGTTTCCTTTAAGACTCCATCAATGTATGTGCTTAGCTCACATGAATAGGCTGCATTCTTTACGTTTCCCCAACTGTCTATGAATTTAAACATACCTTCTACGGAGACATAAAGATACTTTAACTCATTCGCCTCTTCCTCGCCTTCTGTTTCCTCTTCCTCTTCTGACACTTCGGCTGGTTTTATTCTGAAATATAAAACAGTATTGTCAGTAGTAGACACATATACGTCTTCATAAGCAGAGTCTTGCCATGCTCCGTATTCTCTGTCTTTCCATTGAATTTTTGCCCCCGTTCCATCCTCATACGCATAAGTTAGAGCATAAATCAGCCACTCTTCGGAAGTTAGTGACGGCTCTTGTTTCTCTAAGTTGCCATACATATCAGCTGTAACTATACCTGCGTCCTCTTCCTCTGGGGATGGCAGTTTTACCAGTTCGGCTACACAATCTCCACCTTTGTTCCTCTGTAATGTTGATATGGCGAAGTACGCATTGTACTTGCTCAAGTAAATTGGCTTACCAAAATCCAGCTTCAACAAGTCCATTTCGTTCAACAAGAAAGTTTCTTTTATCTGAACGTAATCATCGTATATCTTCTGAAGATACCCGTAGAAGTTTTCTATGTTGTCGAATGGGTCAAAGCATTTCAACCTTATTCTTTCGTTTTCATATAGAACATATCCATATATGGGGTTGACAGTATCTTGATATTCGCCAACACCATTCCATATCTTCGTAGTTTCTCCTGTCTCCACGCTTGGGTAACGTCTATCCAGCAAAAGCGGAGAATAGAAAGGCGACTTGTATATATCTTTATTCTCTGACAACGTAGTGTCTTCAAACTGAATATCACCATAACCTTGAGGGTATTCGTCAAATTCTTCCAGCAACTCACTTTCTGTTTTGCCATAAGTGGTGTTGGCATTCTTGAAGTAGTTATGTTGGGCTACCTGCTTTGGCAGGAATTTCGTCGATGTGTTTGTCTTGATGTCGCCAATCAGTTTGTCAGACCAGTCCAAGCCTTCACCGTTCATAATGGCTCTTTTAAGATTGTCGTAGTATATAGCCTTTATGGTCTCGCCATCGGCATCTACTACAGGGTATGCTCCGTTTAATGCAAATAGAGACCTCATGAAGTCATAAACAGAGATATTGGGCAGCGATTGCGTTATGTTTATCTTCACGGGGAAACCTGTGAATGTCAAAATTGGTGCAATTCTTGTTATATGAAGGTCTGTGATGTACAGATCTCCTTCTTGTATCCGCAACACATCGTTTGCTGTTTCCATTTCTGGAATGTACGGGAGAAAGAAGTAGCCTATCAAGTCGGAATCAGCCGCAGGCATGTTAAGCTTTCTTGCTATCAATTCGTCACCAAAATCAAAGGTATAGACATAAGTGTTCGTCGCCTGGTCAAATATTCTTGAACCGTATGATTGAAGCCCTGCCCAGCTGTCCACATTATTCGAGGAAAGCACATCTATGCTTCTTATCCAATACTGATTCCCGTTTTCAGCATTTGACTTCGAGACTTTTCCTATGCTTATCCATCTAAATTCTGTCAGCGAAACCCTTCTTGCATCTACTGCTTCTTTCTTCACATGAAGCTTGAGAGAACCAACGACTTCATGCTCAAATATACATCTATACCCAATACTTTGATATTCGTTTCTTTTGCCGTTAATAAAGCTGTTATGCGCTTCAAAATAAAATGCCCTTTTTACCGTCTCTTCCCAGTATTGATGATTCCTTAACCATTCGGTAAGATAAGCCCTTCTTTCCTCTTGCTCTATCATAAATGCCTCATAAGAGTTATCTTCACATTTAGCATATAATGGTTGAACAATATTGTTATAAGAAAGATTACGCACAACTGGTATGCTGTATGCCAGAGGCTCACGGGATGGTATAGCATCTTGTCCGTCTGCAAGTCGCAGAAAACAGGTCTCATTTCCGTACATTCCTCTGCTCCAAACACCTTGAACCCAGTCTCGTTCATACCTGTTACTATCAACATAAAGGCCACCACTTCCAAGAGCATATAGTGTGAGCGTCTTTCCTGTATTAATGTTAGCGGATATGTTATACGTTCCTCCATTAAAGTCATTGCCCGTTAGAGGAATTGCCCCGTAAGTGATAAAGTCATCGTTATGTATCTCGCCATGATACGATGTATTATTAAAGCACGATTCCGATAAGGCCCCGAAACTGTCCCTCAATAATCGACCAAGTTCAAATTTCACTCCAAAGAACTTGTTAATCTCTTGAATGAGCCGATAGACTGGTATGCACGGTTTGCCAGGCTTGTTAGGGTTTCCTGCCACATACAAAGGAGTGACATACGTTTCCATATTGGTAAGAAACGCTGACTTCCATCCATAACCATTCTCCTGCCATATCATTGTTCCGAGAGACGGTAACTCGTTCAACTTCACGCCACTGTCTTTCAGCTCAATAAAAGCCTTCAACACACCCCACGTTAGGACACATGAAAAAGAGTCTGCCTTTATTTCGCTCAAATGCAGGTTGGCGTTCTTGCACAAACATATTCCATTGATAAGAAATTCTGCCTCGACCACAGCATGGCGAATGTCTGTCTTGTGGCGAATGTCACAGACATTTTCCAACACCCTCACGTTGTTGTTCGTCTTAGGCAGATTGAATGTGTAGGTGTAGGAGCATGTCAACTTACTTAGGTCGTTGAACAAGTTCGACACCCACTTCATCGTAATGCCGCTTGGGTTCTCCAAGTCTAACTGCTTGCGCTCGCCATTTATGAAAACGTACAACTCTTCTTTCATTTCCTCGACGCTTTATATTTCTGCAAATCAGCATAGATGATTATTGCTGCCAGTACAAATCGAATGGCCGCATATAGCAAAAGAAACAGGCACAAGCCCAATACAACAAACATAATCTTCATAACTTCCCAAGCTGTATATAGTGAAACCACTCTTTCGTCACTCCACGTCCGGCTCTCTTCGCCTGCAATAAGACATCGCCAGTTCCGTTATTTACAGATAACACGCTCCCCGGCTCTCCAGTCTTAATAATCACGCACTGGCTACCAACCTTTACTTTCTTAAACTCTTCAAACGTCATATCCTACAGTGTTTGTGTTACGCTATCTGGCAGTGTTATAGAAAACTCATAGTCATACAGACCTTTTTCTGCAGCAATCGACACAGAACCTTTCTCTATGTTCACAGGCTTCCACATTTCGTTGCCGCTGAAATCCTTTCCGATATACATGTCGATGTGAGTTGACTTAAAAATCGTCTCGACGTAAGCCAGTATTTCCTTTCGCATATTCACAGCACAGCACTTTATCGTGTCTGTATTCTCCACTGCTATTACCCTCTGTGCTTGGTGGTGGACACCGTTACTCACATAGTCAAGATTTATAGCGTTCTTGTCGGGACTGTTCTTGCTTGTTCTACTTCCCTTGACAAATAGATAGTATTGCCAAAAGCCGTAGTGGTCTATCCAGCGAAGATACACACCCACCTTGTCGTTACAGACATGAAGCCGAACTATGTATGCCAATTCCGTTGGTTCTGGAAAGACCATATCAAAGTTTGCTTCAAACTGGTTGAATATATTTCCTGGCACATGGAACACTGATGGGCTATTTGAATACTCAAGCTGCGGACGGTATATGTAATTTGAAAATGGAATATTCACGGTTAGGTAAGCATCTGCTGTTGTAGTGAAGAGATAATAAGCTCTGCTTCTTCCGTCTCTCGTCACAACAGAGCCTTCCTTCTGCACTGTTACGGATTCTCCATTTTCATAAATATCCGAACTGCACTCATAATTGTTATTCGTTATCCATGCAAAGATAACGTCTACCTGCTCGTTGTTGTCGTCAAAACTAAAGCAAAGCGTTTGGCCTGCCGGAATATACATTACTGGAGAATACAAATCACCTTGCGCGTCTTTTATGCCGTATTCTGTTGTGTCATATACGACGGTACTACCACTATCCCCTTCCCAACCGCTACTTATCGATGGGAATTTGTTTACCTGCCTGTCTTTCATAACGACATACTCTAACACCTTGTTTGTGTTTGAGTAATTTGCCGCAGGGTCTAATTCAAAGATGCCTGTCTTACCTCCCCAAATAGGCATTCCTAACATTCCTGGCCTCACTAATAATGGGTCGTAGATACCGTCATAGTTTGTCTTATCCCTCATAGAATATAGCTTGTACTCCTGTGTCTCTCTGAATAGCGATACCTTAAACGGTAAGTTCTTAAACCAAATAACGTCTCTGACACTTGGCGGCATAGACACACCATCATAGACGAATGGCAAGTAGTAACCAAATTTCATCCCAAGGTCAACATGAGCCCACAAGGCTGTAACCGTAGAAGATGCGATGCTATGTCCGTCGCTCGTCTCTAAAGCAATAGTGACTTCTTTCGAGCGTACCGACACATAATCATCAAACAACAGCTGCAGGAGCTTCGATATATAACACTTGGCTGAACCATTATACAGAGAAACGTCGATACTGTAGGTGTTTTGGGAGTCACTTACAGTCAGCACGACTATTCCTGTATAGTCATTCAGCGTCAATTCTACATAGTTTGGGTTGAACACATACACAACACCAGTAGGGAAATCTACGGTGCCGGACGTTCCATAGTCTGTTCTACGAATTGCTCTTCTCTGCATCGTCTTTGTCGTTTATTGTATCTACTTCTGTTGCTATTATACCCTGCGCTTCGATAGCCAGCTTCTCTGTCTCTTCTTTTAGCAGGGTGTCAAAGATGTCGTTATATCCATTGTCGCGGTGGAGCTTTGTGCCTTTCTTCATGATGCTTTGCGCTATCATCCATGAGAGATTTGTCAATCCTCGTTCTGTTGGCCCTTTCTTCGGAGCGAACTGCTGATAACTGATACCCTTGCGCAATATCCACTCCTTGATAATGTCTGCGAAGTTATGTGGCACATTGCCTGGCCCTCGCCCTCTCTCCATGACTTCCCACTGCTTATCACCAGTAAGGAGCAAATGAGCCATGCCGTCTGTGCCTTCATCCTCAATAAGCAACGATGCGACAGAACGGCCAGACGTTGTGCGGTGCATCTTCTGCATGTTTACAACGATGCCTTTCTGCACGTTCTGCAAGTGCCGCATTACTATTTCTCTTATCGCTTCCATTGGCCACTATGGTTACTCATCCTCGGCTCTCACCTCTTCATCGCCACAAATGATAATTCCCTCTTCCTCCTTGATTTTTGGAGTAATAACTATACCTGTCACATTGTGGTCAAGATAATCATATAGCACCCTATATGACAATTTGCCTTCGATAATCTCAAACAAGCCGCTCTCGTTGAAGGCTTTTATGAACCTTACGCACAAACGCTTCATCTGCTCTATGATGTCATCATTGGCTTCTCCATCGAAGTCGAAGTCTGTGGGAGCTATAAACGCTATTTGCGCTTCTGGCCTGTCCTTTACCTGCGCCCAACTAACATCAAGTTCTCCCGACGGCGGGAGTACATAAACAATAGAGGGCTTATCCACGTTGTCAATAGCTTCGTTGGCCTGCGCCCAGTTCAAGAAGAAGTAGGCAACATCTGCTTCCATGCTGTCTACAATCGAATGGATTTTCTTCTCCACTGTGCCATGAGCGGCCACGTTCTTCAAACAATTACACTTACTCATTGCCTATCTTTTGTTTTTGCCTATCTTCGATTTGTATTGCTGACTCAGCCTGCGCTCGTACTCGTTCTTCATACAATCGTTCTTCATGCACTGGTAGATACGCACCCAAGCCACGTCTCGCACTTCGTTTTGGTTGGTGATTCCCATACGTTTTGCGTACCAATCAAGGACACCAAAACTACCAAAGTCAAGCTGCCGTATACCTGCTGCTATTTCTTCCTTAGAGTAGTTCACCTTTATGTCCTTGAAGAGCCTGTTTATACGCTCCAGCTCCTTTGTGATGAAGCCGCCAAAGCCAAAGACATCGTTCACATCTTCTCGCAGCAATTTTTCTGGCTCCAGTCCGAGCAGTATCTTGGCACAAGCCCCCACTGGGTCTTTTTCTTCGCCAGCACTCCGTAAGTCATCAAGTGATCCATAGCTGATGCTGTTTAGGTCTTTCGGAACTATCTTACCGCAAAGGGTCTCGGGTCTCGGCTGGCCTTTCAAGCGTTTCAGTAAGTCCATTTTGACTTCCTCTGTGCAGAACTGGTAGAGCATCAGAAAGTCTCTATAGAGACAATCTTCCGCTCCATTTTTCGTGCGACTCTTCTTTTTCATTGCGTAAAGTTACTGCTTAATTTTGTCGTTTTTATCTTATTTGCATCTTCGTTACTGAACACTGTTATTCAGTACTTCGTCTCTGCACTGACACCTGTGGCCCTGCCGTTGTTTTGCTTCTTCTGAATATCATGGCCATCATCAGCATATCAGAGTAGTCAGGTGACTTACCGCCCAGCAGGGTCTTCCATTCGTCTTTCTTGATAACGTCTTTCTTTCCTACGTCATTGTCGATATGCGCCTGCTTTAACGCTCCAAGCTCGTCAATAATTCGGTCTCGCTGCTCGTCTGTGCAGATAACTCTTATCTTACGGCCATTGATAAGCTCTGCCAGTTTGAAGTAACACTCGGCTCGTAGGTTCTGATAACGTGCATCGAGTGGCTTCCAGCCTCCATGAAACTCTTTTATACCTTCAAGATAGCTTTCCAAGAATGAGCCTATACCGTCCGCATCGACCACGGTCAATGTCCTTGGCACACGGTCTCTTATCATCAACTGCTTCAAGTCCTCTTGCACCTCTTTAGCTGGAGAGTATTGTTTATCGAGGGCTATCGTACAGACGTTCCCAATCCATGAGCCTGCAACAAAACGGTCACGGCCTTTGCCTGCTATGTCAGCAGAACAACTTCTGCCACCTACTGGCTGCACATGCTCATTGTGGAACATATCTACCAGCGCATCGTAGTCTATCAGCGAGGCAGGGTCATCGTCATACTCGAAATTTCCATAATACAGACGTTCCACTGTGATTTTGTCTGATCGCAACAGATTGTCGATATAGTCCTGCGTGACATAGGGATTGTCCTTTGGTAGTGCCTTGACAAATCTTCTGAATGGTGCAAGATTCCCGTCCTTGGCAGGCTTCACAAACAAGGTGTAGTTCCATCCCCTTGAGGGGTTACAGCTATACATGGCCTTGGGTATGAGGTGCCACTTCGTTCCGTCTGGGTTCGGGCCTTCAAGCAGAGAGAAACGACCTCGTATCACGTTGATAGCCTTTTCTGACACCTGCTGACTCTCATCAACAAACAAGTCCGTTATGGCATATGAGCCGAAACGGTCAAAGTTCGGGTCTTTAGGCTTCTTCGCCAGTGAGCGGAAGAATATCATCGAGCCGTTGGGAAAGAAAGCAGAGTTGGTCATACCTCCCTTGTAAACCACTTGGTCGGTTATTCCGAGGAAGTCCAGCACTTCAAAGAACGTCTTGAGGGTAGTGTCTAACAGATTGACAAGTTGCTCACGGCATATCATTCCCACGGACTGCGGATATTTTAGGCGGTTGGTTATCTGCCAAAAGCATCCGAGCCATGTTTTTCCTCCACGCGCTCCACCTCCGTACAGAAGTTCGGTAACACCGTTATCCATGTCGGTGAGAATGTCGTATGCATGGAATTGCTTGTCATTCAGCTTCACGTCCACCTGCACAGCGCTCGTCTCTCATTATGTTAATGATTGGCAGGGTAGTCTTGATGGCTTCCCCGTCGCTGGTCATATCCACCTTGTCGCCCAATCCCAATGCCCTCATGGTGAGTGTGGCATTGAAGTCCCCTACACTCGCTCCATCATACTGCTGCATTTCGATAATGCTCTTTGCGCGTGTAATGGAGGTAAAAAACTCTTCCTCTTCTTCGGTTCGCTCCTTACCTTTTTCTTCAAGCGTCTTGAGCCTCATTTCAAACCACTTCCGGCTTACACCAAGATAGGCACAGAGTCCGTACATGGATAGTGGTCTGCGTTTACTCTCGCTATCCATTCGGATTTCATCGGGTTTTTGTTGGCCACTGGCATCTGTTGCCCCTGTACGTTTGGACGCACGTTTAGACAGTATTGGGTTGTCCTCGCTCCATTCGACGTATTCAAGGAACTTCTCTTCAAACTCCTTTGCAGTCTCTATGGCTTTAGGTCGCCCAAGGGCTTGCTTGGCCAAGAGGTAGTATTGGTTTCCTTTTGGTGCTGCCATGCTCTTCTCCTTTCTTGATTATTTCTCCTTTATGGCTATGAGTGCCACGAAATTTAGGTATCGCCAGAACGTATCTACCTTATGGAAGCCACTGATGTTCAACAGTTGCTCGTTCATCTTTATGGTGAGCGGCACAAGTGAGCCTTCGAGACTTCTGCGCTTGGTCTTTATCTGTTCCTCTGTGTACCTGTTCTCTCTCTTGATGTCATAGTACTCCTTCACCAACACTTGGTCGATGTCATCAGAGTTTCCCATCACTTTCTCCACCAACACCAAAGCACCGCCAGGCTCCAAGGACTCATATATGTTCTTGAAGATAAACTGACGGTACTCTATAGGAGTGAACTGGATGGTTAGACAAGACAGGATAAGGGAACAGCCCTTTACAGGCAGTTTCTCTCGCAGGTCGCTGTACTTCACATTGACATAGCCTTCTTGTATCTCCTTGGCATACTTCTCTCGGCACTTGGCAATCATTGGCTCACTCACATCAGTAAGCACAAAGTTGCACTTAGGGCCAAAATTCTGTATGAGCAATTCTGATGATATGCCAGTAGAACAGCCAATATCAAGTACGTTTGTTCCTTCCTTGACAAAGTTACGAGCCATGCGGTACACCAGTTCACGCATACTCTCATAGCCAGGAATGGAGCGTGACAGCATGTTTGGGAAAACATCTGTCACCTCCTTGTTGAACTCCCACTGCTTGGTTGGGATATATTTGTCTTGCTTTTTGTCTGCTGCTTCTTTCTTACTCTTTTGTGTCGTCATTTGGGAATAATTCTAACTGTGCTGGGTCGTTGGTCATCGCCATCACAATCTCTGGGAAACGCTGTATGAACTTCTCATAAGGTTCTGCAGGGATGCCATGACGGTAATACATAGCCCTCGTTCTTGGATTGCTCTCCACAGCAAAGAACGTCTTGCCTTCATTCCCATACTTTGGGAAAACAAATCGTTCGAGGATGCTCTCTTTGATTGAGGGCGGATCGAGATTAAGGTCATTGAAATGCGCCTCCATTGGTTGCCACCCTGTCTTACGCTGAATGTTTGCCAGTGATTGCGCCCCTTGGTAGGACGGACGGGCAGTAATGATGATGACACGATTTCCTTTGATGGCCTCTATAAGGTCTTTCCTGTAGTCCTCGGCTCGCAGACGGGCCTCGAAAGGCCGTATCATACGAGTCTTTTCTTGGTTGCTAACCAAGGTGTAGTTCAAATCCAAAAGAATTATTCTATCTTTCATTGCGTCTTTTCCTTATTTTTGGTACTCAAAGGTACAAATAATTTATCAAATATGCAAGTTTTTAGATAGGTTTCTTTATGGAATTTTCACTCCTAATCGCCTGCCAAAAGCCTCTTTTGCCTCTTCGACAAGTCCTGCTCTTGTACCGTCTGGATAAGGCAGGTCAAACTCGAACTCTATGGCCTTACGCAGACGCTCCATGTACTCGACATTGTTCACGTCAAGACGTGAGCCCTTGGCCTCCATATACACATATCCGTCCAGCTTGTCAAGACGGTAAATCTTGCTATACACTGGGTCGAAGATGTCAAAGATTTCTCGGTTGGTGTGGTACTTCTGAACTTTTGGTAGCTTAGAGAAGTCACCCAGCACCACGTTTGGCTCATAGTCAATGTTGAACGTAATCTGTCCTGCAGCTCTCTTGCTCTGTACGTTAGACGATATGGCAGCATTGTTGCCTACGTTCACTCCCTGCGTCCAACATACGCAAATCGTCTCTGGGCTCGACAGGGCAGAGCAAATAGTGGCTATGGCCTTTCTGTCCTCCATAAATGGCACAGAGTTGAACACCGAAGAAATGAATATGGTACTGAACTCTCGGCCATCGGCAATCTCTTCAAGGAATTTGCGGTCAATCTTTAGCGACTCTTGCTTGCTGATTTCCTCACCAGTGGCGATGAAATACGGTTCAAAAGCAGAGCATGGGATGCCGGACTCTCGGAGTATTCGGGTGTTATTGAGCTTGCCAGCACCAAAGTCCACAATGCTCTCCCCGAAACGTGCTACCCATTCTTCTTTCTTCTTGTCCTCAAGTATCATCGTGTCCTCGCAACGCAAGTAAGGCCACAAACCCTTGTAGAAACCACAGCCCAAACCACCGTTTCGTGTGTTTCTTGTGCGCATGAATGAGTTGTGACGCAACGTGTCTGCGTATCGGTTCTGAATGTCAAAGTCCATTGTAAGGTAGTTCAGCATGAGGTTTGCAAACTGTGCCTGGGCTTTCGTAATACGACAGATCGGAATTGGACGAACATTCTGCTTTGCATAGTAAGAAACTCGACCGATACCGTTTACAACATTGTCCTCTTCATCGACAACAGTAGGCAACTCTATCTTCTTTCGGGCCAAGGTGCTATACATATTGGTCGCATAGTGGTTTATCTTGTCTGCATTCTTCTTCAATAAGTCGAAGCTGTCACCAGTCTTGGTGTGCATACAAGGATAGAACTCTGGAGTATCGGGGGTAAGGTCTGGAAGCTTATTTGCAATAGCTTCAACATCGAAACGGCTCACATACTCATTGACCGTAGCACAAGTGTCACTACGCTTCAAGTCATTGGTGGCACGGTTGAACACGATGTTAAGACTCTTGCGCTCATCAAGCGTCATGCGAGGGATAATGGTTACTGGCACCATCTTCACTCCCATGCGTGTTGCAACGAAACTTCTCTGGTGGCCCGAAATAATTTCACCGCCTTGGTCAACAACGATTGGTGACACAAAGCCGAGCTTCCGCAACGAAAGCTCTAACAGGTCAAGACGTTTGGGGTCTGACTTTCTGGGGTTGTAAGTAGATGCGTGGATTTTATCCAACGCTACCATCTGTATCATCGGCTATAAATCTTTTTTTAAGTTCTTCACTGATTTCTTTATCGCTGAAGCATCCTGCCTCGACAAGATTCTGCTCCAACTGTGCAAACTCTGGTGCCGGAATAGTAAAGCGCACCCCAGCAATAGCAACGACCACAGCGGCAGCGTCCTTACGCAGTTTGATGCCTTCGTCCATTTCGTCCGCATGAGCACCATCAACACCAACGTCCTCTCCGTTCTTTAGGAACTCGGCAATATCACTCTCTTCAAAGCCAAGGTCAAGAGCGTTGAACTCATCGCCAATCGATTTGAGTACATCTGCCAGCTTGAGCTTATCCCACTTGCCTTTTACCTTGTTGAGCAACACGTTCAAAGCCTTTTCCCTTGCTTCGTCCTCGATATGAACGATAGACACCTCTACCTCTTCGGTGCCAAGGTCACGCAACACGTTCAGTCTTTGATGGCCGGAGATAAGGCGGTTGTTCACCTCGTTCACCACAAGCGGCTCAACTATACCGAACTGCTCCAGGCTTCCTTTTAGGTTCTCGTATTTCTTACTACCTTTCTTCATCACCTTTCGGGGATTGTAAAAGGCTTCTTCGATTTCACTAACCTTCAGCGTCCGTATTGTCATTATCTGCTGCGTGTTGTTTCCAGTCTTTTCCATAGAATAGTCTCAGCTTGATTTCGTTCTCCACACTCTCCTTGACAAAGCCATTTCGGTAGCGGATTTCACCCATGACTTCTTCCATCTTCGACTTATCCATAACGAAGCGATACTTGCCGACCATTGCCGTAACTTCCGTCTCTTCTGGCTCATTATCGTAGTCCTTGAAAGGATTGTCTGTCTCGTCGCCAAAAAGGTTCTCGGCTTGCATATCTGCAGGAAACATCTTCTCCACCTCTGACTTTGTAAAACCAAGCGTAACGGGGTCGATGCCTGCTGCTCGCACTTCTGCAAGAACATTAGTCAATGCCTTTCCGTCAAAATCACCATCAATACGACTAAGGGCGAGATTAAGAGCCTTCTCCTTTGTCTCGTCCATATCTACAATGCTCACCTCAACCTCTGTATAGCCAAGGTCTTTCAGTACTTTTAGTCTCTGGTGACCGTTCACAAGATTGCCAGTCCGCTTGTTCATAATCAGAGGAACGACAAGACCGAAATTCTGAATACCGTTCTTGATGTCTTGGTACTCCTTATCGGCTTCTTGCAAATCTTTCCTCGGATTGTAGTCGGCAGGGACCAGTTCTTCGAGTCTCTTTCTTACTATTTCCATTGTTCAGATTGTATTTAGTTCGTTACTGTTGCCTTGAACGGCACGACATCGAGACCAAGAGCAGTCATGAGCCTGCCAAGGTTCTTCGATGACGTGACGTGTTTTCCAGTGATTATACTGGAAATGCTTGTTCTACAGATACCCGAAGCAGCCTCGACTTCCACAAGTTTCAAGTTATTCTGCTTAATTCGCTTGCGGAAAATCTCATTCATATTTTCGGGAGGGGTGCTTGTGCTTTCTGTTCCTTGAGGTGCCACAGATAACTTCAAATACTTCATCGTGGCCACAAGGTCTTTGAATGGCATAGCCCTCTTTCCGCGAATAAAAGCATTGAAATTTGACACCTGCAGACAGAGGTCATTGCAGAGTTCCGTCTGGGTCACTCCGCGCTTCAACATCTGCTGGTAAATCTTCTCTCTTATCATAATGTTTAGAAATTCAAGTGCAAATATAATCATTTCTACAGATAATGCAAAATTTTTGATAAAATTTTATCAAATATCGCACAAAATTTGTGCTTTTGACAAAAAAATCCTACCTTTGCCACATCGATAGATACATTTTCATCTAACGACAACTGCCTATTCTGGCATCATTGTCTTAGTTTTGATGGTATTTATCTTATTTGCATAGGAACGGCCTTGCTCGTGAGAGTAGGGCCTTCTACTTTGAAAGGGGTGGCTCAATTCATGGCCACCTCTTTCGTTGCTCGAATTTCCGAGTTTGGTATCTCCATCCAGTACTCAACTCTCTCTGTAGGGCAGTGGTTCATGTCCTTGGACTTAATGCCTCCGTCAGCTGTCTTGACGAACTCTGCGATAAACAGCACGTTACTTTCACCCTTGCACAAGACTGGAGTGTTGAGCTTCGGATATTTCTTCGCCAGTGGGTGCCAAAGGCTACTTCGGAAATTTTCTGCTCCTTTGGCAAAAGCCACTGAAGCGATGCGCTCCATAGCCGTTTGTACATTGGGCGATGCTCCCTGTATGGCTACCGCCACCTTGATTTGTTTTCCATATTCCTTTGCAGCGTTTAGGAACTCCTTGCCAAGAATACGTTCAATAAGCTGTTCTTCTCTTTTCTCCATATTTGTATTATTTATTATCCTTATAAAAACAGGCTGGGGTGCCTATGCATTTAATTCCGTGTGACACGTTACCGTGGCACTCACCCCAGCCTTTGCTTTCAAAAATCGAAACACCCTGCGAAGTATAACAACGAGATAAGGAATATCGACCACAGGCTGAATATTACCATACTGGAGCATCCTAAATGTTCCTTGGCACAACCTTTGATTCCTATTACCCACTGCACCAATACTATTATGCAAAGGAGTGTTGTTGCAACTATCTTCATCATGATTTGTTCTGTTTTGAGGTTACACATGGCCAATCCACGACAAACGGGTCATGCTGATAGTCACTGACTCGATCGCTTTTGGCTGACAAGTTTTGGTTTTTCGTTTTCATAGCTATCTGGCTTTCTTGTAATAGTTCCCCTTACATTCTCCGTCGGGCAGAATATTGTACTGGCCGATATTCTTTCCCGAATTGACATCGAGTGCCAGGCCGAATAGCTGACATTCCATGCGAACCGTGCATTTTACATCACAACAGATAAGGGTTTTCTCCATTTACTTCTCGCTGACTTTCTTACATGCAAGGTCTATAAAGTCAGACACCTTTACATTATCACCACAGAGTCTATCGCCCTCTTCATCAGTAATGGTGACACCAAAGGCTCTCTCAATCTCCATGATAACCTCCACGGCATCCAGACTGTCACCATTCAAGTCCTCCCTGAAGAGCGCTCCCTCTTTCTTTTCATCACTGGCAGTCTTCTCGAAGTCTAACTTCTCTTCGATGATTGCAATAATTTTCTCACTAATTTCTTTTCTTTCCATAATTTGTTACCTTTTTTGGTTTATTATTTTTGTTTGTTCATTCACGCTTTCTTCATGAATGAGGCTGAATAGGCTCGTTACAAACGTGTTGGCAAGTCCACATAACGCCCCTTGCGCCTCTCTCTTCTCCATCAGCTCACTGTAACGCTTTGTCTGATAAACTGGAATATTATACTCTCTTTTGTACTCTGCTACCTCCCTACTGACACCCATTCGCTTTGACAGCAGCTCAATAAGTTGTCCGTCTATCTCGTCAATACGATGCCGGAGTTCACTTAGTCCAACATTTACGCTCTTTGTACTTCTTACCGTAAGCAGAGACAAGATGTAACCAAGGACATCGGGAGTCACTTGCTGACCTGCATCGCTTAAAGCCTTGTCTGGCTCGTTATGGCTCTCTACAAACAAGCCGTCATAACCCAAATCAAGTGCTTGCTGTGACAAAGGAGCGATAAGGTCTCGCTTTCCTCCCATGTGTGAGGGGTCGCACAATATTGGCAGCTCTGGTATTCTCCTGCGAAGCTCAATAGGTATCTGCCACATTGGAGCGTTTCGGTAGAGTTTGTTTTCGTAGCTGCTGAAGCCTCTGTGTATTACCCCAAGCCTCCTAATATCTGCACGGTTGAGACGTTCCAAGGCTCCTATCCATAACTCCAAATCTGGATTTACAGGGTTCTTGACCAATACTGGCACATCGACACCTTTCAATGCGTCTGCCAACGATTGCACGGCAAAAGGATTGGCGGTCGTTCTTGCTCCTATCCATAGCACATCAATGTTATACAACAATGCAAGCTCAACGTGTTCAGGAGTGGCCACCTCTGTTGCGGTTGTCATCTTCAACTGCTTTCCTACGTTTTCAAGCCAAGGTAGGGCTTGCTCTCCGTAGCCTTCAAAACAGCCAGGCTTCGTGCGTGGTTTCCATATTCCAGCACGAAACAATCTCACTCCCTGCGCATACAACCTTTTCGCTGTTTCCATCAGTTGCTCTTCACTCTCTGCAGAACATGGGCCTGCAATGATTATTGGTCTGTCAGCCTCCTTTGACAGTTCCAACGGATATAGGTCTAACATCATACTCTTCCCTCCTTGAATATGTTATAGTCCATATCGACAAAATTCTTGCTCAAAGAAAGAGCAATGTCGAAATGGTCACTTGCCATGTGCCTCTGAATATACTTGTAAATAGACTGCTTCCAATATACCTTGAAGCCAATCGTTTCACATAAGGACGTTATCTGTCCTATAAAGAAAGCGCACTTGTTTGCATCATAATAGTTGTCTTTCACTCCGGAGCGAAGTCCAATCTTGAAAAGGTCACAGAACATAGCCGCCTGCTCTATCATTGCGAACGAATTTCCGAAATCAATAATCGGCTCGATACTTGCAAAGGTGTGAAAGCCTTTAGCCTTCAATCTCTTCATCGTCTCGATGCGTTTTTCGTTAGTTGATGCGCCTGGCTCCATGTCATCACGTCCTGTCAGAGTAAAGCCAAAAGCTACCAGTCTGCGGAAGTCTGCGCTCTCCAGTCCCGACATAAACAAATCATCGTCTATAAAGTCTGCGTTCTTTGTCAGCAGCTTTACAGGAATGGCTCGCATATTAGCATAGACAAGACAAGCCTTTGTGACAGCACGGGTCTCGGCTATCAATGGGTCTGTGGAGAATGAGAAGAACACACCTGCTTTCTGGAGATAAGCAAGATTTCTGTCTGCCTCCCTGCAAAATGTCTCTATAGCATGTTCTTCGCTCTTGAAGCACGATTTAAGTTTCACATCAGTACCGCCCATTGCATGGGACAGAACACCACGCTTTAAGTAGCAATACTCACAATCATGCTTGCAGCCTGTGTAGATATTGCAACCAACAGGCGCATATTCGAGAGCCGCGCCCTTTGGGGTGTATAATGCCTTTCCGTTTATTTTCATCTCGTCATTCATATCAACCTCTGAATATGTTTCCATTCTTGGTAGTTACATCACCATTAACGGTGCCGCAATGCACATTGCCATTCTTGGAGTCCACGTTGCCGGACACGTTTCCACAATTCACGTTTCCATTCTTTGACACGATACTTTGCACATCACCTTTCACCTCTACGTCTGCGTTCTCTGTCTCGATCGACCCGATGTTACCCTCAATGACCAACTTCATTACTGGAGGCTCTTCGTATTCCTCTATTGGTTTGCCATTGACAAAAATGCCGCGCTCTGTAATTTCGACACGACCCTTGATGTTCTTATACACCTTTCCATTCACACTGAAAGAGCCAGAAATGTTATTTATGTTTGTTGTTGTCAT